CGTTTTTGTAGTCGGTGCTATACCTTAAAAGTAGGATTAAACCTACCTCAGAAGTACAATGTGTGCTTTTTACAACAGTGTGATCTTTTTAACACAGTGAGGAAAGATGGTACGCGCCATGCAAAACTCATGCCACAAAACGCGAAACTCGTAACACGTTTTTTGCTATTGCATTTTTCATGCCTTGCAATTTTCTTGCCAGACACGAAACGCGAATTCCGCCTTGCAAGTTTTGTGCCTTGCAAGTTTTGTGCCTTGCAAGTCTTATACCGAAACGCGAATTCCGAGATATGCAATTCCTATGCCAATGCAAGTCTTATGCCATTCGTGTTTCAAGCCTCGGATTTCGTTTGGCATGATTCTTGCAAGGCGATATGAGGCATGAAACGTGCATGTCGAACTACATATAGTGTGTATCATTATTACAACACCACATATAGTGTGGTAGAAATCGCACATACGTAGTGCATAAATGCAACACACAACTAATAGTGTGGTAGAAATCGCACACCCCCACCACTTGTGGAAAATTTTTTCGACCCCCTCCGAGTAATACGCAGACCCCCTAAAATATACACAGGAAAAAAACATGAAGGTTCGGAACACGAAGCATGTAAAACGAGACACAAAACTTGACAAACAGATCACGTTCTGCGCTAATCACTTGACATATTACGTAGTTCGCCCTAATGTGACTCCATGAGTGAATCAACCGTAGATACCAATCTTGCTGTGCCGGAGAACCCGTCGCGTAATGGCGGTCGATTACGAACGCTCGATCGAGTGAATGTGCTGATGCCAGCCGAAGCGCAACTTCCTGCGTCCGAACGTGTCTATGCGATGGATGTGTCCATCATGGACGATCCGACGTGTCCGACTGAGCGTGACTTGCAACTCGTGGAACGATTAGGGAGCCTCATGTGTGAGCCGAGTGAAGTGATTGCAATCACCGGCCTCACAAAAGAACAATTCAACGTGACGTTTTCTCCTGTGTGGGCGCGGGGACGCGAACGTGCGAAGGCAAGACTCCGCTTGGCACAGTGGGACGCAGCGATGATGGGGAGCGAGCGAATGCTCGTTCACCTTGGAAAGCAATACCTTGAACAAACAGAGAAGGTAGAGAAAAATGACCTCGACGCACAGCAACGTGCTGAACGAAACTCCGCACGAGATAAACTCGCTAACGCGCTTGACCGTGCAGGAAAGAGACGAGCTTCTGAGCAACGTGAGCGAGACGGAGCGGGAGTATCTGAAAAAGGAGTGGTCGTTGTGGGCGAGGGACAATCAACTCCCGCCGCCGAGTGATGAGTGGGTCTACTGGCTGATCCAGGCCGGACGGGGTTTTGGAAAAACACGAACGGGAGCCGAGTGGATCCGCGATCAAGTAGAAAACCACGGCGTCAAACGTGTGGCCCTTGTTGCGCCGACTGCTGCCGACGTGCGTGACGTGATGGTCAACGGCGAGTCCGGCATCATCGGCTGCTCGCGTGACGAGTTTCTCCCTAAGTACGAACCCTCAAAGCGGCGAATCATCTGGCCCAACGGAGCCATCGGCATGATGTACTCTGCTGAAGAGAGCGAGCGGTTGCGTGGCCCACAACATGAAAAAGCGTGGTGCGACGAGTTGGCAGCGTGGGCCGACGAGGGGACGTGGGACATGTTGCAGTTTGGGATGCGCCTTGGTTCCAATCCGCAGACGATCATTACCACGACACCGAAGCCGACGATCTTCATGAATCGAGTCCGCAAACTTCCTGGCCTCGTGTTGACGAGGGGCTCGATGTTGGACAACAGGAAAAACCTACCGGACTCCTTCATCAAGGCGATCCTTGAGCGGTACCAAGGCACGAGACTCGGTAAGCAGGAAATTGAAGGGCTGTTCCTGGCTGCGGTTGAAGGAGCCATCTTCTCTGAAGACAACATCATGAAGAAGCAAGGGCCGATGCCGGTCGATCAATACGAGCGGATCTGTATCGCGGTAGACCCTGCGGTGAGTGCCGGAGAAGGGAGTGATGAGACCGGTATCGTGGTGTGTGGCAGCTATAACAACGGGCAGAATGCCGATGTGCTTGAAGACCGAAGCGGTCACTACAAGCCGAATGAGTGGGCCGCGTTGATAATCCACTTGTATCATAAATGGAAAGCGGATAAGGTATTAGGAGAAGTCAATAATGGCGGCGACCTAGTGGAATATACGTTGCGACAAGCCAAGGGTGGTCTCGCCGTATCGTTCATGAAGCTGCACTCCTCGAAGGGAAAACGTCTTCGTGCAGAGCCGGTCGGCGCGTTATACGAGCAAAAGCGTATCTTCCACACAGAATACTTCGAGCAGTTGGAAGAACAGATGGTGACATTCAACCCTGAAGAGCAAGCGAAGAAGGGACAGTCACCGGACAGAGTCGATGCGCTGGTCTTTGCGCTGACGTGGCTCATTGTTGAACGTCGAACACCACGAGTGAGGTTCCTGCATGTATAAGTGGCTTGAGAATTGGATTGTTCAGAAAAGTATCCCGATCATTCAGCGGTTATCTGATTCGCAATTCACGCTGGCGGGGACAAACCGCATGACCAGTTTATCGGCCATTTTGGGCGGAAATCAGGTCACTGAACCGTATAGAGTTCATGCGTGGGTGCATGGAGCCGTTGAATCCGTCGCGTTGAACATTTCACAGACACCCCTCGCGTGGAAAAATTCACGAGACAAGAAAGCCGCAGACCGACAATCGAATCAATGGTCAACACTGTTTGAGAAACCCAACGCTGAGATGGGCTTGCAACAGTTGATGGAAGCGACCGTCACGTATTTGCTGCTGTTCGGAGAGTGTATGTGGGTGCTCGATCGTGATGAGCCGACTGCGGTGCCGCGAGAGATTCAGCCGTTCGATGGAAGAATCTTTGAGCCTGTCAAGAATAAAGCTGAGAAGTTGACCGGCTGGAAGACGGAGACGATCAATGAGAGAGGCGATCGTGTCGATACACCATTTGCAAAGTGGGAAGTATGTCACTTCAAACTCTTCAATCCGTATGACCCCATTCGTGGGCTTGCACCAATCGAAGCCGCACAGCTTGGCATCGACCAAGATCAACTCGCATCAGAGTACAACAAGGCGTTCTTCTCGAATAGTGCGCTGCCTGGGGGCGTCATCGAGATCGAAGAGGATTTGACGGACGAACAGTTCAATCGGATGCTGACTCAGTTCCGTGAGCATCATCAAGGCGTCAATAAAGCGCACACGCTGGCACTGCTTGAGGGCGGTGCGAAGTACAAGCAACTCTCCGTATCGCAGAAGGACATGGAGTTTCTCAACCAGAAGCAGTGGAACCGCGATGAAGTGCTCGCGTGTTTCAAAGTGCCGAAGTTGGAACTTGGTGTGTGGACTGATGTCAATTTCGCCGTGGCGAAGGTTCAGGCGAGAGAATTTTGGGTGAAGACCCTTGTGCCGAAAATGAAGTTGATCGAATGGGTCATGTGGTCGCAATTATTCTCGGTGTCTGGTACCGGTAACATCTACGCAGAGTTCGATCTCACCGACGTTGAAGCCCTGCAAGGTGATATGGTCGAGAAGGTCGAAATGGCCTTCAAGTTGTGGCAGATGGGTTATCCGCTCAACAGACTAAACAAACGCTTCAAACTTGGACTCGACGACGTGCCGAATGGAAACGCGAGTTATGTGATGCAGAATGTGAATCAAGTCGATGAGACCGGCAAGGTAGTCGTTGCTGCGCCTTCAATGGCTCCTGGTGGCTCGTCTGATGGTCCGCCACAAGATCAACAGAATCCACAGAAGCCGAAACCTGTGCCAGCGAAGAAGGAGATTGGTGATGCCAATACCGAAACCTAATAAGGGAGAGTCTCATGATGCGTTCATGGGACGGTGCATGGCAAACCCGACGATGAATACTGAATATCCAAAACAGGATCAGCGGTACGCGGTGTGCCAAAGTTCATGGGACAAGAAGAAAAAGGAGAAGTCTATGCCGAATCAAGATTTGATTGTCAAGGGAACACAACGAAAGCTGTTGTCCGATATTCAATTCGCATCTGACTCTGCGCTTGATGCAAAGCGGCAGATCCGCGTCATTGCGGCGAGCGGCAAAGCCGACCGTGTGGGCGACATTGTCAAGATCGATGGAATCGAGACACAGAACTACATGAAGAACCCTGTCATTTTATGGGCGCACGATCATTATGCGCTGCCGGTGGGCAAGGCCGTTGAGGTCTCCAACGACAAAGGCAAACTCTCTATGACGATTCAGTTCGCCACGGCGGAAGAGTACGCATTTGCGGACACCGTGTACAAGCTCGTCAAGGGTGGGTATCTCAACGGTGTGTCGATCGGCGCAAGGGTGAAATCCGCAGAATGGTTGAAGGATGATGAAGGCAACATCATTGGCCGGAAGTTCACGAGTCTTGAGTTGCTGGAACTGTCAGTCGTACCAATTCCCGCTGACAGCAAGGCATTGGTGACGGCGGTGAAGTCTGGAAACCTTACTGAAACGGAGTTCGAGGAGTGCATCACAAAAACTTTAGAAGCACCACTTGATTTACCTAATGAAAATCCTGTAGAAGTAGAACGTGAAGCAAGTGCAGAAGTTTCGGCAGAAGAGGAGGCACTGATGAAGGAACAGATTGCGGCTCTCGAAAAACGCATCGCGGATCTTGAGACACTTATCAAAGGTCAGAGCGAAGCGAGTCTCGAAGCGAAGAAATCTCTCGATGCCGTACAGACATTGTTCGGGAACGTCATTGGGCAGATGGCCTCGAAGCAGAAACCAGATGTCGCAAGTTTGACGCAAGGGCTTCCTGAGTCTCCGGCATCGGATATTATGAAGAAGGCGTTTGCGATGTTGGAAGGAATGCAAGGGAAACTAAACGCTTCACGATAATGTGAAGCATATTGAAGGAGGATGACGTTATGGAAGAACTGTTGAAGAAACTCGCAGAACTGCAAGACAAGATGGAGAAGGCCATTGGCGACTCCGCGTTGATGAAATCGGCGCAGGACGAGATCAAGGCTCTCCGTGAGGATTACGTGAAGATGAAGCAGGAGATGGGCGAACTCAAGTCCGTTTCCGCTGGCAAGAAAACATCTCTCCCTGGTCTGGAAGATGAGAAGCAGAAGTTCTCGTTGCTGAAGGCGATCAACGCCATTGCGACGAAGAATTGGGGCAACGCTGGTTTCGAGCGTGAAGTGTTTCAGAACACTGCCGAGTCCGGTGACGGGATCACTAAGACGATGTCCACCGAAACAGATACGGCTGGTGGGTACGTGGTTCCGGTTCAGGCTCTCGGTGATTTCATTGAGATGTTCCGTGCCAACCTCGTGACCAAGAATCTCGGTGCGACCTATATCGAAGGGTTGACTGGTTCGCCGGTTGAGGTTCCTGGTCAGTCTGGTGGGGCAACTGTCTACTGGCTCGGTGAAGATAATCCCAACGGGATCACTGCTTCGGACTTGACCCTCAAGCAGAGCCAAATGACCCCGAAGGGCGCGGCTGCTCTCGTGAAGCTGTCCAACCGGCTGCTTCGGATGAGCAACCCGTCGATCGAAGCTCTGGTGCGACAGGACGTTGCGTTTGCGATGGCGGAAGCTGTTGACCTCGCCGCGATCCGTGGTGTTGGTGCCAACGGTCAGCCTCTTGGGTTGATGAACGTCCCTGGCGTTCTGACCTACGACATGACCTCAATCGCCAAGCGTGTCGGGATTTGGGGTGGGCTGTATGAGATCGAGAATAAGTTAGCCGAAGCCAACTCCCTCAAAGGTAAGTTGGGCTGGTGCTTCCATCCCCGCGTGAAGAAGAACCTCGCGTTGGCTCGTACTAGCAATGGGACATCTTCGGAAGACGGCCTCGGTGGGTTCGTTCAGAATCCGGCCACCCAAGGTCGAATTACTGACATGTTGGGTTATCCGTTCCAATCGACGACCAACATGGCGATCACAACGACAACCAGCCCTGACGAGACGGAAGTCCTGTTCGGGAATTGGGCCGAGTTGATCGTGGGTGTGTGGCAGGGTTTGACGATCATGGCCTCTCAGGAAGCGTCTACCGCCTTCACAACGAACCAGACATGGATTCGGTTCGTGCAGGAAGTTGACGTGATGCTGAGACATACGGAGAGCTTCTGCATCGGACAGCACTTGAACGTGGAGACAATCGCCTAATAGCGATCTTCACGATTAACATAAGAAACTGAGATCGGGTGGGGATAAAACCCCACCCTCTCTGAACCAAGGAGGATTTAATATGTCGGCAAACAAGTCTCTCGCGTACAATGTGAAACCGAAGTATGGTGCGGCTGGAAGTGCAGTCGGCACAGTGAACGGTGCCAGCATCGACACCGCTGGTTACGATGAAGCGTGTGTGGTGCTCTCGGTCGGGAACGTCGCCTCGACTGGTACCTTGAACGTCAAGATTCAGGATTCGGCGGATAACTCGTCTTGGGCTGATGTGTCCGGCGCGGCCTTCACAGCAGTTGCGGATACTGGCGATAACCAGGCCCAGATTGCCATGCTGAAGCTGAACGGCAACACAGTTCGTCGGTACATCCGAGTGGTCGGTGCGGTTGGGACGGCGGCTGCTGACTACGGAGCTTCGGTTCTGTTGGTCAACGGGCACTACAAGCCGGATCAGACACCTGTCTTCAACGTGTAAGAAGCGGGTTCTTCGGAAGGCTAGGAAACGGGCTAGGGTGCATACTCTGTGCCCTAGCCTTTTTTGTAAATAGGAGGATACCTCATGGCAAACGGAGTGTATAATAGAGGAAAAGCGCAGATTGCGAACGGCGGCACCGACCTCGATACGTCGGATCTTCGGTTGATGTTGGTCAACACTGGCTACACATTCAACCCCGATCACAACTTTATCGACAACGCTGGTACGGGTGATCCGATCGATCAGGAGATTTCGGTCAGCGGATACGCTCGTCAGACGTTGGCGAATAAGACTGTGACACAGGACGACGTGAACGACTTCGCGTACCTGGACGCGGACGATGTGGTGTTCACTGGTCTGGCTGCTGGTCAGACGATCGGTGGAGCGATTTTGTTCAGGCATACCGGTACAGATACAACCGCTCCGGTTATTGCGTTTTACGACCTGACTGATACCGCAACCAACGGCGGTAACGTCACGATTCAGTGGGCTACTCCGGCCAACGGTGGAGTCCTGAAACTCGCATAACGAAACACGTAGCACGATATGTGAGTATTGTGCTACGTGCTTTTCTTTGCTTGAAAGGGCTTCTCAATCATGGCCTCTCCTGTTGTTGCTGGCACAGCAGAATCATCGACCAATACAGCAGGAACGAGTCACGTCCTGAACTGGACCGGCCTTGGTACAGTTTCGGCTGGCGATCTTCTCATTATCATTCTCGATAAAGGTTCAACCGCTGCGACAGTCAACGCACACGCGGATTGGACTGAACTCCTCGATGAGAACTTAGGGAACGGTCTCTATATCGCCTACCGATGGGCCACAGGTGGAGAGACGGCTCCGACCCTAACAACCTCTGCGAGCACGAGAAGTGCGGAGATCACGTACCGTATTACCGGAGCCGCAAATCCTGCGCTTCAAGCACCGCAGATCGGCACGACAGCAACCGGCACATCTGCAACCCCTGATCCTCCGGCATCTGCAACTCCTGGCAGCACCAAAGATTATCTATTCATCGCGTTAGCTGGTATGGCCGGAGAAGAAGCTGACGACGATACGTGGGGTAATACACCACCGACAAATTACACACCGAATCCTCCACGGCAGAAGTCGTGCGGGACCGCAGGTACAAACCTTGGTGGGCTCATCCTAGCCGCCGAACGCGCTCTTAATACAGGCTCGGCAGAAAATCCTGGTACATTTGGCGTAGACGTTTCCGCCGCATGGCGGTCACAGACGATCATGGTTCATCCAACATTCGACGTTGCGTTGGATGCTGGCGCAAATACGGTTACACTCTCGGCTCCGACTGTCCCCGCTGTTGATCTGACGATGCCGCAGACAACCAACACGGTTACGGTCTCTGCTCCTGATATCCCTGCTGTTCATTTAACAGCTCCGGCATGGACGAACAAGACATTCACCGACGAATTCACAGAGGTCAGCAGTGTACAACTTCCGACACATAACGCTAATTGGTCGCTCCTGTCTGGAACAATGCTTGCCGAGTCTAATCAACTCAGGAACGACCTAAACACAGGACCAAACACCGCCGCCGCTTATACCGGACAGACGTTCTTATCAGATCACTACTCTAAGGTTACGCTCTCGTCTATAGCCAACGATTCATTTATCGGTGTACTTGTTAGAGGTCAGACTGGCGCGGCGACATACTACGCATATATCGCCAATTCAACCTCATCGAAACTCATTCGCTCTGTTAGTGGTACCGTCACGACACTACAGACAGGTTCAGGTTTATCTAGCAGTGCTGTCCTTGAATTACGTGCATTCGGCTCCGTCTTATCCGCTAGAGTCAATGGTCAGCTCAAGCATCAAGTCGTAGATACAACTATTTCGGGCGGTTCTCCAGGTGTCGCGGGTGAGGTAGTCTCTAAATTTGTGAGCGCGGATAATTGGGAAGGTGGCAATAATGAGTCACCTACCATAGTAATTGTCGCTCCAACCGCGAGCCTTATACAAGGCGTGGTTCTTGCGGCTGGACAGAACACTATTACAGTCTCGGCTCCTGCTCAATCACAGCTTATTGCGACCACATTAGCAGCCGGACAGAATACAATTACGGTCACAGCCCCAACCGCGAGCCTTATACAAGAAGTGGTTCTTGCGGCTGGACAGAATACAGTCACGGTCACAGCACCGACTGTAGAAGCCGTTCATCTCACGGTACCAGCCACAACCAACACCATCACTGTGACGGCACCGGTTGTCCCGTCGATGGTCTTGACGGTTCCGGCCACAGCCAATACCGTCACCGTCACGGCAGGGACCGCGACACTTCTCGTCGGTATTCAACCAAAGAAAAACTTGGTTCTGTGGTCAGAAGATTTCACGAACGCAGTTTGGTCAACGAACAACAATGGAGGGTTTACGGGGGCAAGTGTCACAGCGAATGATACGACCGCTCCTGACGGGACAACCACAGCAACGAAAGTGACCGAGGACACAACAGGTCTGTTCCACACTATTGCAAGTTACTCGCAGATTACGTTCCCGCACGACCGCACGTACGTCAACTGCTCACTCCATGTGAAGCCCAATTCTCTCTCGTACATTGCGTTGATAATGTCGGACAACTTTGCGGGTTCGTATCAACGGAACTATATTTTCCAAGGCTTCCATTTAAGCGGGGCTGGTACACTCATCGACCCTGATACTGGCCTCAGCGTCAATGCGTACTACGGAGACGTGAGTACAGCAGGACCGCACACGGCTACGATCGAAGCTCTGTCGAATGGGTGGTACCGTATCTCGGCTGGTGGATTTATCGAGAAACCATCAACAGGGTTCAATTTAGAAATTGCTGTTGGTAAACCCCCTGTCGGTGTGCCGGTATCGATGGATGCCGAACAATACTTTGACTACACCGGAGACGGCTCATCGAACCTGTGGATTTGGGGTGCTCAGGTCGAAGCCTTCACCAGCAAGTCGCAGTATATCAAGACGACCAGTACAGCTATTGCGAACGACGTTCTGACGTTCGGTGGTGTGACAACTACTCTTACTGCGCCAACAGCGGAGTTGAATCCAAACCTACACACTCCGGCTGCGAACGTCATCACCATCACGGCTCCGACCATTCCGGCTATCAACCTCACGATGCCGCAGGACACCAATACTGTTACGGTGTCGGCTCCTGCACAGTCACAGTTGGCTGAGGTCACAGTAGCAGCCGGACAGAACACAGTCACGCTCTCGGCACCGACAGCGGGGATTGACGCTCCTGCTGGTGGAGACACACTTGCAGCGGGACAAAACACCATTACATTGTCGGCTCCTGCACAATCACAGTTGGCTGAGGTCACAGTAGCAGCCGGACAGAATACCGTTACATTATCGGCTCCTGAAGAGACGCTGTTGGCTGAGATTACCTTATCGGCTTCAGCGAATATCGTGACGTTATCGGCTCCGGCGAATACTCTTCTCGCTGAGACGACATTAGCAGCCGGACAGAACACCGTTACACTCTCGGCCCCTGAAGAGACATTGTTGGCTGAGGTTACATTAGCAGCCGGACAGAACACCGTTACCTTATCGGCTCCGACTGTTCCCGCAGTTCACTTGACGATGCCGCAGACGGCCAACGTCATTACTCTGACCGCACCGGCAGCGGAGATCATTCAAGCAGGAAACTTACTCGCTGACGCGAACGTCATTACACTCTCGGCTCCGACTGTTCCGGCAGTACACCTAACGATGCCGCAGACAACTAACACTGTGACGGTGACAGCACCAACTGCCACAGTGAATGTTGTAGTCGAGACGACGGCGAACACAGTTAATGTCACGGCTCCAACAGCAACGATGCAGGTAGATGCGCTCGCTAGTGCGGGAGTCAATATCGTTACCGTCACAGCACCGGTTGCAACACTTCTGAGTCTTGACCAGTATGTTGCAGCAACGGCCAACACGGTTACGGTCTCTGCTCCGGTCTTGGCTGGTGTACACCTGACGCATGTAGTTGAGACGAACACCGTCACGGTAACGGCTCCGACTGCGACTAGGACGGCCACATTCGACTCGATCTTAGCGGCTGGATCGGCTACAATCAACGTACGGGCTCCAATCCTGACGGTACAGCATCAGTACCTTGGAACGGCGATCTATCGAGAGACGGCCCTAATACAATTCACGAAACACGAAACAATGAAGGTGTAACATGGCAATCACGACACGCGCAGGAAAAGGCACTCCCCTGAGTCACAATGAGATGGATACGAACCTCACCGATCTTCGGGACGGTCTGAATCTCATGGTGCCAAAAACACAGAATGCAGGAATAAAAACGGACTCTCTTGGGACGCCGACATACTCGTGGCGTGATTTGACATCAGTTTTTCGGATTGATGAAGGAGGACCAAACAAACCTTCATGGGCAACATTCATTGGTGGTTTTAAGCAACTTCAGTTTGCCGTCAACGATGTTGCATATTTTACGTATCATCTTCCGCATGAGTACGTAGTAGGGACGCCTCTGTATATTCACGCGCATTGGGCTCATCTGAGTACGCTTGTTACGGGTGGAAGCGTGACATGGGGATTTGAGTTGAGCGCAGCAAAAGGACATAACCAGGGTGCGTTCGTTTCTTCGACTACACTCTCAATGGTGCATAACGCTTCGACTGTACAGCGTCAGCATATGATCGCGGAAGTAAAGTGCGCTGATGTGGGTGGGGCAGGAGGAACTTTAGACCTTTCAATCATTGAACCTGACACACTAATTCTTGGTCGGGTCTATCTCATTGCAAACAATATCACGGTCTCGTCAGGGGGCGTACCGTCGCCTTTCTTGCACGAAGTTGACCTTCACTTACAGACAACGGTAGTCGGTACCAAGCAAAAGACACCGCCTTTCTGGACATAACATGGCACAACCGTACGTTCAAACAGATTACGTAGATCCTGATTACTTCATTGATCCCATTGAACCGGCTTACACAGAAGGTATTCGCTTTATAGTCCGCGATGCTCGGCTTGCCCTCACGCAATCCGAGACGCGAAGAACGAAACTTGAGTAGGTGATTTTCATCAAGGAATTATGCTAGGGTAAAACACTATGGCACACAACACATACGATTTCACGGTCGGTGATACCGGCTCCAAAATTCGCGTTCGGATGATCGACGCCTTGACTGGCGCACTGCTTGTGCCGTTCAACGGGACATACAATGCCTACATCCTGGTGAAACCAGAGGGCGGCGTCATGACAAAGCGCACCATGTCCCTTTTGACCGGCTCCAATGACGGGTATGCAGAGTACACGTTTACGACGGGAGAGTTGGTCCTCGGTACGTTGCAAACGCAAGTCGAGATTCAACGGGTCTCTGATGGTGCGATCGTGTCTGAGTTGGGCATTCATGAATACAAGGTCGGTCCAAAACTAGCCTAAGAGGTTATCATGTTGCATAGTTCAAAGTATTTCAGTGCAAAAGAATTTGCGTGTAAATGCGGGTGTGGGTTCGGTTCATCGGAAGTGACGATTGCGGATGACTTGATTCATGCGCTGCACTGCTTGCGGATCAAGCTCGGTGTACCGTTCAAGATTACGTCCGGTGCTCGATGTGTCACGCACAATACCACAGTCGGTGGTGGGACAAAGTCTACACACCTTCCTGGTGTGCTCGGCCAGTGTACCCCTGGGTATGAGGGATTGACACGAGCGGCGGATATCGACACAACCGGTTGGTCAATTACGTTGAGAGCAGAAGCCGTACAGATGGCCTTGGCGATGGGCCTTCGTGTCGGCATTGCGACGACATTCCTGCATTTCGATGTCGAGAATGCACCGTATTACGGTGAGGGGATGTGGAATTATGGCCTTAAAGAAGATAGCTCAGGAGGTCAAGCATGAATTGGCTAAGTTTCGCAAAAGGTTTTAAGACGTTTGCTGGTGGCCTTGTGCTCGTCGGTGGTGGTGCAGTAGGCATGGCGTTCGGCGTCATTGATCCTGGTACCGGCATCGGCTTGATCGGGACTGGCCTCGGTATTTGGGGTATTGGTGGAAAGGCACAAAACATCGCTGACTCCATTGAGAAGTGGGCAGCGGCCAATCCAGGGAAGGAGATCAAAATTGAACTACCTAAAGAATAGTCTCATTGCATGTGTGTTGGCCTTCGGGCTCGTGCTCAACGGCTGCGTGACAACGACTGTCAATCCTGACGGTTCTACCTCTGTGAGTGAGCCGGATTACGAATCAATTCAGCTTCTTTCAACGGCTGCGATTGCAGCGTGGGCTGCATCACAGAAAGATGGGCTCAAGCCTCAAGATGCTGAAGTCATTCTTAAAGTGATGTCAGCGATCGAGAACTTTCACAAGGATGGAACACCCCTTGATGAAGGGCAGTGGAGTGGTGCGATTGCACAGCAAGTCCCGAAGCGTTGGCAGGGTGTGGCGATTGTTCTTGTACAACTGACGAAACACGAACTGGATAAGTACGGTGTGCTCGATCAAATTCCGACCGAGGACAGTGTTGGTGGAAAGATTATGAAGGCGATTGTGACCGGTGTACGGATGGGTGTGGCTCCGTATATGGGAACCGCACTGAGTTAGTCATGGGCAATCTCAAACTCGATTGGAAGATCGGTTTCGTCTACGACGGAATGCAAAGGGAGTGTGACTACGATGGCGAATGTTTTGACAACGAAAGAGGAAGTGAAGAAGTATCTCGAAGATACGGCAGGGACAAACTCCTTCGACGCGCTGCTCGACGCAATCATTCTCGGCGTGTCCCAAAAGTTCGAGTACGCGGCAAACAGACCGTTGTTCAGTCAGACGAGAGTTGAACTGAGGAATGGCGGGAGTTCTAGGATCTATGTGAGTGCTCCTCCGATCACATCGATCACGTCGATCATCTACGCGGCGGACTATGATTTTGATAATGGAACCATCCTTGCGGCTTCGGAGTATATTCTCGACCCATCTGATAAAAAGAACTGCATCTATAGTAAATACGGTGTATTCATGGGTGGTGAAGAATGTTTGAAGGTGACGTATATCGGCGGATTCGTGTCTGCGGACACAATCAACTCCAACATTCCTGAAGCGGTTAAACAAGCGGCCACACTTCAGAGCGTGTACTTATTTAAGAATAGGTCTACGATCGGTTTCGATAATACTAACATTGGAACCGGTATACTCTCAAAGATTACGAATCGGTGGTTGTTGCCAGATGTGATTGACACGATTCGGAACATTCGGATCAGTAACATTTATTAAAATGGGAAGACGAGTCAATATCTCAAAGCGGCTTGAGAAGCTCGGAGACCGGTTGACGAATCTAGCGACGGTGCGAGTGTTGAATCGTGCGGCTCCGCGTATTAGAGACTTCATTCGCACGGCGTTCATGGGTGGAGCAAAAACGACTGCCGGACAACTGGCACGAAATACTGGCGCGATGGAGCGTCACACGACGTTTACCCGCGCACAGAAAGGTGAGGAAGGCGTTTCGGCAGAGATCCATATCAATGTGCCCTACGCTTCGACGCACTTCACGAACAATGGAAAGCGCGTCACTGTCATACGGCCCAAAATAGCAAAAGCATTGACGGTCCCGATATTGAAGAACGCGCAAAACCGTCCGCCGAAAGAAGCAACGAAATACAAAAGACGATTCGCGTATGGCGGTATTCTATATGCGGTGGAGCGAAAGAAGGGAGTCTTCCCGATCTTTGCCTTGCGAAATGAAGTTCGGGTACCAACCCGTATCGATGTGCAGAAGATGATCGTTCCAACTGCACAGAAGATTATGCAGGAAGAACTTGAGAAGGAAATTGAGAAGGCACTTGGAGCACAAGGGTAATCATGCCGCACACAACGAAGCCGGTACGGACAGAAATCATTGAGAAGATCTTGGCAGCGGTCGCTGCTGAGGTTCCCGAAGTCAAGACGATTCGCGCCTTTACTGCGCCTCCGGTTGACCTTGTAGCGATCGAGCTTCCGGCTGCATATCTCATTGAAATTGAAGCGGAAGATCGTAGTTATCAGAACCGTCTCGCGGTTGCCAAGATGCACTTGATGTTTCAAGTCTTCTTGAAGGGGACGATTTTGGACCGGCGAGAGACGAGTTTTGCCGACATGTTCGAGATGATGGACATCATTGCGGCGAGACTCCATGCGGTGTTTCACAATAACGTCGGACTCTCAAAAAATGGGCTTGTTAATGTAGTGGAAATTCAGTACGATAGGGTCATTACGAGTGATTCAGTAGGAGTGCTGAACGCCACGTTTGATGTGGAGTATCGGCACGACAGGGGTAACGCCTTTAGCTAACAATAGGAGGATTCGCTATGCCGCAAATTCATGACACAGACAATTACACCGTACCTGGTGGGATTAAGCTGTTCTTCACGCCGACTGGTGGTGTTGAACGCGATCTTGGCAACATGGTTGATGTTGCAATCGGACGTGAGACACAGGAGTTGGAACACTTTACCAACCGCCCTGGAACTCGTGTGAAGGATAAGGTTCTTGCGCTGAGTGAGTCCATCACGATCGATTTCGCTTTGGACGAGCCGGTTATCAGCAACTTCATCCTGTTCTTCAAGGGTGATACGGCTGCACAACAAAACTCTGGTACGACTGCTGTGGTCGATCAGAAGGTATCTCTGCCGACCAGTTATGCGATGGTGTCCTTGGGTAAGCCTGGGGCCATTACTTCGTACTCTGTTCGTCAGTTCGTCGATTACTGCTACCTGTTCGATGGGGTCTCGACCTACACGAACAACAGCACAGAAGCCGATACATCGGCAGGTACTCCGTTTACGATCAACGCGGACGCGGGGGACTTCTTGTACATCGGGAAGACGACCAAGTTCCAGACATTCGGTATCGACGTGGCGACTTCCGCTGTCGGCTATACCGGCGCAAAGTGGGAGTACTGGAACGGATCCGCATGGACAACGCTCTCGACTTCCGGCACAGCGGACTTCTCTGCTGACGGAACAGTGACGTTCACAATCCCTGGTTCTTGGGCTCAGAATACTGTGAACAGCATCACAGCCTACTGGCTCCGGTTCTCGCAGACAGCGGCTTCTCCGGCCACTCCTGCAACCGTGAACAGCATCGGGCGCAGTGCGACGATCGTGGAGAACACTGACTACGTTGTTGACCTCGGTACTTCAACGAGCGATGCGCGTATCCGTGCGGTCTCCGGTGGGAAGATTGCGGACGGTGAGCAGATCAAGGTGAGCTATACGTACCCGACCTTCACGGCGGTTATCTCGAACCTCGTGAAAGCTGGTGCGGCTGAAGGTGCGGCTCGATTGGAAGTGCATCCTCAGAGCGGACGCGGGTTGAGCTTCGACATTGAGATCCCGAAATGTCAGATTGCTTCGAGCGGCAACTTGAGCTTGAACGATCAGGAGTTCATGAAGATCCCGCTGAAGTTGACCGTGTTGGACGATACGGAGAATACTCCGACGCATCCTTACGGCAGAATCGTCGTCTTCGACGCGATTGCATAAGAAAGGTTTCTCTAATCGGCAGAGTGTATCTCACGATACACTCTGCCTTGCTCCTCAACTACCTCACATCTATAAGGAGTCCTCATCATGGACGGCATTTTTGCCCTCTTTTCCGGCACGGAGTACAACGGTATCAAGGTCAAGGAATGGAACATCGTCCAGTTCTCGAAGCTCGGCGGCGTTCTCAGTGCGGTTGCGAAGGAGTACCAGACCACACAAGCTGACTGGAATTCATTTTCCGCGATCCTCGAAGAGAGTGATTCGTCTTCGATGCTCGACAAGACCAACGGACTGCTGACCTCGATTCAACCGTTTGTCACACACGCTCCGGCTATTCTGTCAGTCTCGTGCAATTTAACCGAAACACAGCTTCAAGACATGAAATATACTGACGGGATCGTGCTTCTTTTGTTAGTATTGAAGGCGAACCTGGAACACCTGAACGGTTTTTTCGGAAAGCTGGCCGCAAACAACGCGACACAGGGACAGACAGTTTCGATCTAATGGTCGAGACGCTAGTGAGTCGCGGTCACTCACTGCAATCCGTACTCTCTGAGTACCCAATCTCGACTGTCACGGCACTGTCGAAGGCAGCACAGATCAATCGGATCTACGATATGATGGCGGCTGCGAACGGTGCAGCAGTTGGGGCAATACACGCAATCGAGGCTGGTTTCAGTGGTAAGCAGCCAAGAGCCCTCCGGTCACATATCGACAATCTGCAACGGCAGATCAAGTCGATCAAGTCGAGCGGACAAGGCTCACAGGAGGACGCAAAGGCACTACTGGCCGGATTCACCGGCACGGCAGTAATGGAGAAGTCGAATGGCAGACGTAAAAATAGACCTTCAGGTAGCTCATAAGGAGTTCCTTGCCAGTCTTGAACAGACTGCGAAGGCTATTGAAGCCCTCACAAAAGCCGCAGGGGGTTTAGAGAAAAGCCAGGATTCTCTGAAGAAGTCCTCTGACGATTTGGCAAAGAGTCAGAATAATCTCCATCAACAGTCAAATCAACTTCACGGTGGATTCGGTACACTCCAATCAGGGCTCGCTGGTCTGAACACCGGAGCCCTGAAGCTCGTTGCAGCGTTCACGCTCTTGTACGGCGCGGCAAAAACGACGTATGACGGCATCGCTGGATCCATTAAGTTCACGATCAGTTCGATCGACCAGTTCAATACGGCAGCGATTGGTACAGCAGCCGCTATCACGAACCTATCTGACTCCACACAGAACGCTGGCCGGACAGTCGGTGATGTGTTTCTTCAGAACCTCAAGGCGACGAAGGGAACATTCATTGAGTTGGAGCGGTTGGCAGCGAAGTACTTCGCGTCGTCCATTGATCTACAGTTAGCGTACAACACCTTCGCGCAACGAGGCGTCATCATACGAAAAGCGGAACTTGAGCAACTTGCTCAGGTGACGGACTTAATCTTGTTGTTGACTGGTGGACAGCAATCAACCATTCAGATCCAAGAAGAAATTCGGTCCTTGATAAATGGGACACTGAGAAGCACGTCTCAGTTGTCTCAGTTGATTCGTGCGTTCGGTGGAGACGTTGATGCGATCGGTGAGCGCATCCGTATCACACAGAGTTTGAAACCCCTTGAAGGAATTTTACAGGGGTCAAAGGCAGCGACAGGCGAGATTCAAAAGACCTTCCAAGCCACATTGAATGGTCTTGAAACCGTCGTGGCTCAAGTCACTCGTATCGCCGGTACCCCATTCTTCGAGAAGATCACGGAGTCCATCACTCGCTTTACGAAATTTTTGAACGATAACAAGAAGGAACTTGCCGCATTTGGTGCGGTCGTCGGGACGGCAATCGGGAAGGGTGTCGAGGGATTTATCAAGTTTGCTGAAGTCTTCCTGAGTGGAAAAGATATCTCAAAGCAGATTGCCCCGATTGTTGACCTTGCAGCACTGTTGACGACTATCGGCGCGGCTCTTGGACATATCCTCGAAGTTGTTCTTCTTTTGATTCGCAATCTCCCCATTGCGGCTATCACATTCCTCGAAGTCTTCAATGCGATGGACCCAAAGAATGTTGAGAAGGCACAAGATTCGTTTGGAAACTTTCTCGATTTTCTCCAGTCACGATTAACAGATCTCGTGCGATCGAGTCCGCTTGGGCAGTTAGTTGAGGGCGCGGCAAAAGCCGGTGGAGAATTAACCGCCAAAGTTATCCCAGGCATGGAGAAGTACGAAAAGGCGATTAAAGCGACAAGCGAAGCGATTAAAGTGCTCGGTACGGGCATGGAGCAAATTGGGAAGTTCGACTTCGCCAAGACGCTCGCTGATAATCAACGAGATTTTCAGAAAGCTATTCGGGAGGTGCAGGACGGTATTCGAGCCAATCTGAATGCGCCGTCTACGGCAATCACTGCGCCGACAAAAACTCCGTTGATCGAGAATACGGCGGCAGTTCAACAAACCGAAAACCTTCAAAAACAATTACGTGAAGCACAGATCCGCGCAGACCGGTTCTTGCGTCAGTTTGCTGAACGAACCATCTCCTCTGAGATTGACGCCGACATTCAGAAACTTCGACGTGAGTTCTCGTTGTTGGAAGAGGGCGCGATCATCATTGACGGAGTTTTGACCGGTGTACGGTCAACGACACATGATGTGGCGATGTTCACTCAAAAGAATGTCGCAGATCTCTCAAAGGGCGCAGATGTTTACTTCACTGACCTCATTGAGAATGTCAGAGGCACGACAGAAGGACTGATTGAGGCGACATTCCGCAACCTCAAAAATCAGTTCAAAGTCTTGAGCAGCGGCTTCGAGCAGTTTGCAACGGACGCACGAGCAGCAGCGGAAAAACTCGCTGACGATGAAGCCATGATCCACGAACAGAACGCAAAGAAAATTCGTGAGACGGCTGAGACGAATCATAACGCAATCATGGCTGACCTGATCGGCTTCGTCAATGAGGCCGGTAAGAAGGTTGATGAAGCACGAGCAAAGGGAGACAAAGCCGGTGTTGAGAAAGCTCTGACGCAACTGAAGGAAGCGCAGCAGATCCTTACATCACAACAAGAGGTCGCAGATCAACTCTTCAATAAAAAACTCGGTGATGCGGCACTTGAAGAGCAGATCGCTGCGGTCAAACGTCTTGGCGTGGCTCGACAGACTGAAATGCAGATTGAGGTTGAACGCCTCAAACTGGTACAGGAACAAGCTCGCGTTGAGCAAGCCCTGTCGAAAGCGATCCTTGATCGTGCGAACGCCGCTGTTGCAAACCAGCAGCAAAGACTAGCAGCAGTCAGTCTGCAAGCTGCGAATGCACAACCTCGAACGGAGTTGCAGACAACATTTGAAGGGATCAATCAGCAACGCCTAGCGTCTGAGACGGAGTTTGCGAAAACGATCGGTGGGCTCGAAGCCGTACGAAACTCACTGAAGAGCCTCGCTGATGAAGGTAATGCGTCCGCGATTGAGTCGATCCGCCTTGTCGAAGCGAAAAAAGAGGAAGTCTTTGCCTCACAGGACGCTATTCGCGCTTCGTTTGATGTTATTCAGGCACAGGCTGCGTACAAGACTGCTCTTGATGCAGTTGGGAATGCTGCAAAGAGCGGGATGAGTACCCTGCTTGATTCGGTGCTTGGCTCCTTCGAGGGGAAGAAAACGAACTTTGCTCAAGCCTTCAAGGGTATCGCGGACAATTTGGTACGCGACTCGATGAAGAATGTCTTCGACAGTGTCGGTAAAACCTTCAAGGATGCCTTTAGCGGGGTCTTTAACTCGATTGCGAAGGATCTACCGAAAGAGATGCAATCGTCCCTCAGTGGGGCGTTTACGGCTGGTCTAGGACTTATTGCGTCGTTTGTCCTTGGTCAGTTGATGGGCGATCGTGGTGGATCAGCGACAGCCAGCAATCCCACGGTCGGTATTCAGAGCACGGAGCAGGTTCGTGGTTTGATCGGCGGACAGACACAGATCCCGATCGGGCAGATCGGGGAGAGTCTACAGGATGCGTTGGTGCCGACAAACGTCTTGCTTGCTCGTATTGCTCGTGCGGTTGAAGGGCAAGTCGGTGGGTTGAACACGGCTCAGATCGATGCCGTTGTCAGCCGAATGGTTGGAGACGCACTACAGATTCAAGGAGTGTAGTCATGGCGGCGATCATCACACTTGCGAGCACAGTTCAGAAGATCGGTGGAGGGGGAACCGTCACATACAAAGGAAACCCCAACCGATGTATTTGGTGGCATCTTGTTGGCGTCAGCAACAATGTAGAGGGTGTAGCTTATGGGACGTTGTCGAATGCTCAAAAAGAAACGGATTCGGACGGGTACGCGACGGCCATCTACACGGCACCCACGTCGAACCTCGCAGCAACAGATTGGGACAGAATCAAAGTCTACGAATCAACGGCGGTCTAATCATGGCATTGATAAAACTCTATGAGACTCCAAGCGCGGTTACTCTGTATGGAACTGAGACTCTGTACGGGTACCCAACAGCGTTCGGGTACTATTTAAGACGGCATGATTGTGTGGTCTTCAATAACTACACGTTTCAGTCAACCTATAAGATCTACCGAGACGGGACATTCGTTCGTGTGTGTCAAGGCGACGGTGGGTTATACTCAATGGATCACGATGCCGATCAAATGTTTTACCATAACATCTATGGTGTCTCTGGTGGACAGAATGCGTATCTCGATCCAATTAGTCTGAGACAGGACTACTCAAAGATTCCTCAGTTCACGTACACAGGGTTGAGCCGAGAACGTATGGCCGTATGGAAGGGAGTCGGTTACCGTATTTCTGGTTCGACCGTGACGAAGTACAACATGGCAGGAACGTCGATCGGCACCTTCACCTTGACTGGCTCGATCACACCATTTACTCCGAAGACATGGGCGATCACCAAGAATAATATCCTTGTTGCGATCGATGACAACAACGGCACATACGGTGTCGCACGTTTCTACGACCTGTACGCAGGAACGAATCTTTACACATCGACCTTCAACAAAGCATCGAATGTATTTATCGATACGGAGCACGACAACATTTGGTCGATTGATGCCACAACGAAGAGAATGGCGATCTGGAGTTTTCAAATTGCTCCGACAACCTTTTCCGCAATTACAATGGGAGCAAATCGTTGCCGGTATCGAGAAGATGCGCTAAGTGTGACGTTGACAGGATCAAATAATGAACCTGTCTTTAATTGGCCGGTCAGTTGGAGCCTCTCGACAAGTGAAGGACATCTTGAAAAGAATGTGACTTTGACGAATCCCAACGGTGTCGCAACGAATAAGTACTGTGGGCCAGGGGTCAGTGATTACGTAGGTGGCAGTCAAACTATCACCGTGACGACAGGATATTAACATGGCACTTGAGCTTCTCCATCGAACAACAGATTTCTACGTATATCGTGGATGTGACGGAAACTACAATGGCTTCTATAGTCCTATTGGGGCTGGTGGAATGTGTGGGACGACCACGAAACAGTACTATGAGACGATTTTTATTCTTGACTCATTCGTATATGACGCTGCGGTCGATCGATATCGGCTTGTGACATGGAACAACATCGCCAACTGGCCGACATGGGAGATTGTTGCCAGTGTCATCCACCCTGAGACTGGTATTGAAGAACAACGCATTCCTCTTGTCGGCTATGCTGTGTCACACGCTTGGACAGATCCAGCATACAATGCAGGTCTTGGAAAAGTAGTTGCTGGATATATCTCTACGGTCGGCTCTCAGTATGGGATTATCGATGTGACGACTCCCGACTGCATCCCAACGGCAACACAAATAGCCAATCCTTATGTGACTGCTACACAGATCCCTAATTTAGCGGGAACAAATCAAGGCTACGCACTCTGTCCAGAAAAGAAACTTCTTGCGCTTGTGACTTTGATGGCTGGTAATCGGATACAGGTATACGATTATTCAGCCTATCCATCGGCAGCAACGATGCTATGGGAGCAACCGTTCCCTGAATCATTTTGTTGGGGTGTGGGATATGAGAGTGACCAGCGCATGTGGGCTCTCTTCTCAGGGAATATCTGGACAACGGCAACTGATGGGCGGCAGTCGCTCTTGAAATATAACTATGCAAAGAATAAGATCGAACTACTCTCTGAGCTACAGACGGCTGGTGGAGCCGATCGAATGACTCAGATTGCATTCGATACCAAACGAAAGAAGCTCGCGGCTGTACGGATCAAGGCCGACGATGCCACGACCGGTAAGCATAACAATGCGTTTGAGATTTACGCACCACAGATTGCTGCGGTCAAAGTGACGGTCCCGATCAATCTCAAGCCCTTAACCGTCAACACCAATGTTCCGTTCGTGTCCCATGTGCTCGGATCAAAAGGAGAGGCTGGCGCATTCAGAGAAGTCACCGTCTCATGTAGTCCCACTTCAGCCCTTGTCACGACGCCGACACTCATGACTGAAGTCAGTGGACGTGTTGAGTTCACACTCAAACCGACTGTTGCGGGATCAAGTGAGACACTGGTTGTCACACACGTAGACGATAAGGTACTAACATAATGGCTACAATCACAGGCACACTCAACTTCACGGTTGGAAACAACACTCCGGTTGCGACGACGACACAGGATATCAAACCTGCATCAGTTGTGGCTGTCTCGTCAAGCAATCCGGCCATGACACAGACAGGCGAACTTCGGAGGCTGACGTACCCAACCAGTTCGTTTGCACCGTTGATCTATGAGTCGAACCCTGATGTGTACACGAACTTCAATACAAGCCCGATGGACAGACGGCCTCGCGCTTTCGTACAGGCGACGTTACAGGACAACATCATGATTGGGTGGCAAGGGGTGAGTCGAGATGTCGCTATTACTGAGCGATGGAACGGCTCGACACGCGAATCACGAATGACGTTGTCGATGTTTCTTGCTCTGCAAGATTACTACAACAACCCACCGACGAATGGTACGTACATTACGTGGGAGCCGCGAGACCGAACGACAAAGAAATACAACATCGTGATCGAGTCCTTGACGCTTTCTGTGACCGGCTCTGCCGGACAAGGTGCAGGAGACTTTGAGTTTGATTACCTTGTCACACGTCATGGATATGTCGCGGGAACGGTCCAGTTGGCCTTCAGGATTATCGGAGAAGTGTAATGATCGCTACAACGTCAGGATACGCAACCGCGCTTGAGCGTTCGGTCCTATACCCGAAATGGAAACTCCTCTCGTTCAACCCTGTGACTGACTCGTGGGGTGCGATTATCGATGGGAGCTATGTACAGACACCGGTAAACCTAACGAACTACGTTCAGAGGATCGAGTACTCCTTTGACCGACTTCAGATCACGTTGAGTGAAGATGCGGCTTTGTTGTTTCACCCTGATGCCGGAACGTACCGTACAGCGATTAAGCAGGGACGAATCATTCGTCTCTTTGAAGGCTTCGAGGGACTCGCTGAATCAGAGTGGTTGTGGACATTCAGTGGTACCGTTGAAGGGACGTATAGTTGGGCTCAACAGCGCGGACAGAATATCCAGGTTCAGTTCAGTGTGTTCAGTCGATCGAACAACCAAGCCTGGAAACGAAGAAACGTCACGTCGAACAATTACACGGTCGGCTCTGATTGGAGCAGCATGTTCGAGAACATCGCAAAGGATGTGATGCTATTGTCCGACGCAGAGTTCAACGTCAATATGCCGTGGGGTGTACCATTCAGTAAGAACAGTAATCAAGTCGTCAACTACCCACCGTGGGATGCGCTTGAGCAACTTGCGTTCGGAGTCAAGAAGAAGCCGTGGTTTAACGGAAAGGGACAACTCTCTCTGTACTCGACCGACCAGAAACGGATTACTGAGTCGTTGGCGGACGACACGTACGTACGGAAATACGAAGCACGAGCTTCGACAAGCGAAACAATCAACAAGGTCATCCTGACCTATCTCTCGAATACCTTGTCTCGTGTGGACGGGCCGGATCAAAACCTTGCCAATGCGACGGTCACAGCAGGGTTCTTCACACCCTCGATCACGGTTGATGCGTTCTACAGTGACGAGCGTCATACTCGGTGTGACAATCCACGATTTATCGTGAAGCAAAGTGCGAACGCCGGACTTCTTCCATTCTGTACCGAGACGATGACTAAGATAGACGAGTTCCATTCACAAATCGAGATCGAGGTAACGGTGTGGGCTCCGGTACTGGCGACAACGATGATGGCTGCATTGATGGCTGCTGCCTTCATTCCAGACTATGTAACAACCGGAGGATTTATCGTATCAGCCGGTGTCACAATTCCTGTAGGGCGACTCGTTGAGTCAGCCCTCATGATTGGTATCATGCTCATCATGATGTGTATTGGAACAGGTACCTACGAGATTTGGGGTACGCCCTACGAGATGGTCTACCTTGAAGAGCAAGCGATTGCTATCAAGTCTGGTGTTGAGTTTTGGGAGGAACGAGAGAAAGAGATCCGTAACGATTTTGTCTCGACACTCGAACAGGCACAGCCTCTTGTCATCAATGAACTCCACTTTGAAGTGATGAAGGAACAGCCTCGATCACTCTTGCTTCGGTACGATCCTCGTATTGAGCCAGGGGATATTATTCAACTCTCGTCTCAAGTAAAGATATGGGTCGAGAGTGTCTCGCGTGTGGTTACACAAGACTCTTCTGAAGTCGCAACCATGACTGTGACCGGATATAGGACGGTGGTGTAATGGGTGTACAGCAACCTCTCATACAGTTGATTGACTCTCGCGTACCTCGTCGGTACGACGAGATTATCGGTACATCGGTTTCTCCGGCTTATCAGTGGTTCGACTACGCTCTGAGCACGTACATGTGGGTCATGGATGTTGATCTTGGTGGAGATGGAACGAGACCAGACTCCAATACCGTTGTCAAGTCCATTCCGATTGCCGACGCTTCGCATGGCGTTCACAAAGCCGGTCCAAGCACGAAGGTCCGACTGCGCCGGATGGAATTGACACGAACGTACGAGATTGTGGGATTGGCGTCAATCGTCAACGGACAAACACATCTCATCGTTGTGACCTACTCTGACACAGGATACACACAAGGAGCGACCACGACGTACGGCTCCACCTATACCTTACTGAACTACAGCGACCTTGGAAATCCTGCTGTCAATGGCGGGTTTGTCTATGGTAAACTTCCTTATGGGACGTTAGGTAAATACGACGCCCAAGGAAATCTTCAGTACGTCTTTACGACCCCCTAAAGGAGTGTTATGGCGACAACAGTCTCACTTGTCAAAGTCTTTGCGGCCTCAGCTTCCTATGTGGCCGATCATGAGTCGAACTACACGAAGATCGAAGCCGCGATCAATTCACTCTATTCTTCCGTGCAAGGTACGGCGAGTAGTGTCGGGGCTGATGTACGGCTCAATGAAATTTACGATCGAAACGGGATCATCGGCAAGGCGAGCTATAAACCTGTCGCGGCGACATTGAGCCCGTCACCGTACAACATGACAGTCGCGGCTGGCTCGTATTGGAGTGGATCGGAATACCGCACGTCACTTCAGACCACGATCGCGCTACTCAGTTTCTCTACCGCCACACTGTACTTAAACGTCCCGACCGGTGGTATCCCCACTGTCACAACCAGTGCAACCGCTGATACCGCATGGCAGTTTTCGTGGGATGCGTCAACACATGTCGTGTCGTCGGTTATATTCTACTCAAGCACCTGCGACATCTTGTTCGATGGCGATGATTATAATGCGGCGATCTCTGGTTACGATAGTTTGGATGCACGGCTCGATGCAATCGCGGCTGCCAGCACGTTCTTACCTGGACAATACGCAGAACGAAGCGCGGCACACTCTGGTTTGAACTTCGGTTACTATGGAGGACTGGTTCACAATGATAACGTCGTCACATCCACATCAGATGGAACTGTGGCCCTCACAAACGCCACAACCAACTACGTCGAAGTCAATGTCTCAACCGGAGCCGTCACCGCCAACACTTCCGGTTTCACGTCAGGAAGAATCCCACTATTTACAGTTGTTACATCAGGCGGGGCAATTTCGACCGTCACGGATAAACGGACGTGGGCTCGTGGTGGTGGTACCGGATCACATGCTCAGAACACTGATATCGGTACTGACTCCGCAGATTTCAAACTCTTGCGAACGGTTACTGGAACACCATCCAGCAACGGCTCTTTTACCATTGAACGAGGAACAAGTCCTGATGTCTCTCTCCGATGGAACGAGACCACAGACAAATGGCAATATACCAACGACGGAACTACCTTCAATGATATGGGAAGTGGGTCAGGCATAGATCTTGGCGCACAAGGACTCACGAAATACAAGGCACTCGATGACCCCATCTTGATTCTGGAACAGTTAGCTGGAAGCACAGACGGTGCGTACGTGCAAAAGAATCTAGGACCGAGTGGCGATGGATACATTTCAGATGCCCCTCAAGGTGTGGCAGCTCTCGTATTGCGGGTTGCGTTTTGGGACAGTGCTCCTGGCTCAACCATCAACATCAAGTTCAAGCAGTACGGTGCGGTCTCGTCACCGACGAAGTCTTATACCGTGTGGGGTGGAACATCAGAGCACAGCGGCTATCTCTCGACGCTCGTCATTCCTGGTGACAACGGTAATACATCGAGCCCGACGATCGGTTACGAATACTTAAAGACGGCGTCCGGTTCAGGAACCTGTAACGTGCGCGTATGGCTCATGGGCTATTACATTCGTGTGACTGGCGTCGGCACACAGACCAAAGCATTCAGCAGCGCGAGCAACGTCGCCGCAGCAAATACCAGTACCAGCTTCAATAAAACGAGCTTCGTCAATCGCGGCCTTGTATATCTCTTGAAACTGACTGAGACGGGTGGTACCTCCACAGGAACATACGATGTGAATATCTACGCGAAAGATACCTTCCTCGCCGCAGACTTGTTATACTCAGCGACAGGGATTAGCTCAACAGCGAACAGTCGTATTTACACCGATCGACTTCCGTTTATGTATCTGGATTCGGACAATACAAGCGAACTCCATATTAAGATCACGAACAATGACGCAACGAATAATATGACATTCACCTTCGCGTTGACGTGCGAACAGTTCTTATAAGGAGCACCATGTACACGTACTTCTGTACAGTTGATAGAGTCATTGATGGTGACACGGTCGTCGTGACAATCGACCTTGGCCTGCATATCAAAGTCACAAAGACGGTAAGACTTCTTGGGGTCAATGCCCCTGAGATGAACATACCGGAGGGACCGTTAGCCAAAGAGTACCTTATCAGTATTCTCCCTAAGATCACCGTGATCCAAACGGTGTTGGACCGAGATGATAAGTATGGGAGACTACTTGGCACACTGTACGACCAAACGATTCTCGGTCGAAATGTCAACAAGGCCATGCTTGATGCTGGTCATGCGAAGGTGATGTAATGGCAACATTCTATCTTGACTACGAAGGCGGTAATGACGCCAACGACGGAACGACATTCGCAAACCGATGGAAGACGATTACATCGGGAGCCACGGCTGCGCGTATTGCGCCTGGTGATACGATCCGCGTGAAGCAGTCTCCTGACCCGACCTCGCTTGCCGTCAATGCGACCTGGACAAACGGATCAGCAACCGTGACGTTGGCATCAGCACTCAATGCTCTTGTAACGAATTGCGATACAGCGTGGACAGCGTCAGCAAACGTGACGTGTACCGCTGATACGACGGTTTATCGAACATCGACAGGATCGGCCAAACATGCAATCGCGGCTGGTTTTGCGACCGGTAAAGTGGCGTATCTTGATCTTGGGTCGAACCAGAACTACAGTTCGTATGAAGGTGTGACTTTCTGGTTCCAAGTCACTACGGCAACCCTCGCAGCCGGTGTTCTCACACTTGATTTCTGCTCTGACACAGTTGGGGAAACTGTTGTTGACTCATTCGCCATTCCTGCAATCTCACAGGTTGGTCAATGGGTGCCGGTATACGTCAATAAAGGCTCGGCTCTTGGCTCGGCAATTCGCTCGATCTCAATCAATGCGATTTCTGATCCTGGGACCATTAACCTCTTCATCGATAACATCAGTACAACGAAGGCCGCTGGAAATGATTGTCTGAATCTCACCACTCTAATCGGGAAGAATACTTCGACAGAGACATGGTGGGGTCTCAGAAGTATCAGCGGTACAACATTGCTCCTCGATGCCAATCCTACCATTGCGGTAGCCTCGATTGCATCGTGGAAAGGTTATTACGGTACTACGGAGACCGTGACTGGTTATATTCGCAAGACCATTAAGACAGACCTTGTAGCGGCGAGTACGACTGCTGTACAAGCAGTACAGGACAGTGGAACGCTTGGAACACCTATTACATTTTCTGGTGGGTGGAACACAACAGACATGTCTACACAAACAGGGGAAACATGGTTTGACGGCCAGAGTGGATTTGGTTATGGCTATCATATCTCCTCGAAGAATTATATCTGGACGGAGAAGATGAACTTCGTTCGGTATTACTACGGCATTCGTGCAGATGGTACATCAACTGGCATGAAGTGGATCGGTGATATTCACACAAACAACAACGTGGTTGGTCACTATCTTCATGGTGGGACTGGTCTGGTCGATGCGACCTACCGTGCGGTAGAAGCGACCGGTATCTTGTGGGCGTGTGGAAACGCCGAAGGGTTCAATTCTCTCAACCTACAAAACATCACCCTGAATAAAATGTGGGCGTACGGAAACGGGTACAGTGGCGTCCATACGGCGGTGAACCTTCCGTCGATTGCCGATATTAAAGTCACCGAAATTCGTACTGGCTCCTCCTACTATGGAGGCGTGTCGTTCACTGGCTCCTTTATCAATAGTTGGGTCGGAGCAGCGTACTCAAAGAATCACGGCACATTTGGTGTGTCGTTTGCCATTGCAACAGATAGCACGATTGATCTTGTCGATTCAGACGCACTCGCATCTACATCAGTTGCGTTTGGTAATCTTGATAGCGACCATAGAAATTTTTTCATCAAACAAATGGTCTGTGCAACGAATAGCTCATGCCAAGCTCTCTGGCTCTCATCGAACGGATCATGTGGCTCGCGTGTCGTTATCGGTGATTTTACTGCGACAGGTACAGGGATCGGCATTCGATTTAGTGGTGGAAAAACTCAACTCGACATTTTGAAATCATCATTGACCTGTACGACTCCAGTGTTTTTTGATTCTGGTTCCTATAGTTCGAGTCAGGGCGGTCTTCATATCCACGATTATAACGGCACAAGCGGAGATCATCGAAATTATTATGGGTCAGGTTCACACCGTACCGAAGTGTTTTCTGAAAGCTCAGTGCGTCATACCGCGAGTGGTTTGGCATGGAAGATTTCTCCACAGTCTACAACCTACTGGACGGCTCAAACGCCGTTCATATGGCCGTTTGCAAAAGTTTATTTACCGGCTGGTGTGTCAAAGACGATTACCGTGTGGGCTCGCCGGACGAACACTGGTCTGACAGCCACTCTAAGACTTCGAGCGTACCAGTTGGCGGGGATCACGAGCGACCAAACTTCGAGCATAACAGCAGCAGCGGATACATGGCAGCAGTTGAGTGTGACCGTCACACCATCAGCAGCCGGTGTGGTAGAACTAGAAATGGTGGTGTACGGTGGGTCAACCTACTCATGTTACATTGACGATTTAGGAGTAAGCTAATGGCGACCTTTTACTTAGATTACGAAGGCGGAAATGACTCAAACGACGGGACGACCTTTGCAAACCGGTGGAAGACCATCACAAGTGGAGCTACAGCAGCCAGAATTGCCCCAGGAGACACGATCAGGGTCATGGGCAGCCCAAACCCCACGTCGCTCGGTACGACCGGCTCCTTCACGAATAAAAGCGCAACAGTGACCCTTGGATCGGCCAGGAACGCCCTCATTACAGACGGTGACACAGCTTGGACGGCCTCAGCCAACGTCACCTGTACGGCAGATACGACATACTTCCGTGGTGTCTCAGGAGATAAATCGGCCAAGATCGCCATTGCGTCTGGTTTCACAACCGGTCTTGCGGCGTACTTTGCCCTCGGTGCGGCTCAAAACTACAGCACCTACCAGGGCATTACGTTCTGGTGCATGATTCAAACCGCATCGTCTTTGGCCGCAAATACCCTTTCAATCCGTCTGTGTTCCGATACAGCCGGTGTGACGACTGTCGATACATTGGCGATACCGGCACAAGCCTACACAGGGCGATGGTTTCCAGTCTACATTAACAAGGGCTCGGCTTTGGGTGCATCGATTCAGTCGATCGCGCTCTATTGTGATCTCGATCCAGGGGCTTGCGATGTGTACCTCGACAATATCAGTACGACACGAGCGGCTGGTGATGATTGTTTGAACTTACAGACTTTGATCGGAAAGAATACAGGCGGCGACGAGATGTGGTACCCGATCTTGAATATCAACGGAACGACTGTGAAACTCGATTTCTGGCCTGGTATCGCATATTATCAAATCAGTGGTCTTTCTCGTGGGTATTCTGGAGTGACGGAATCTGTCACAGCATGGATACGAAAGACGATTGCAACCGATCAACCGCAATTTGGATTTACAGTTGTCCAAGAACTGCAAGACAGTGGCTCGGCTGGTTCACTCATCACCTTCTCCGGTGGGTGGGATCAGACAGCGATGACGACACAGAATCTCGACGGGACGTACTTTGATGGGCGCACAGGGTATGGGTACGGTATCAGAGCGGGATCGAAATCATATTACAAATTCGACAAAATTGGCTGTTATCGATATTCGACAGGATGGCACTTTACTGGTGCTGGATCGGCACAGATCGGGACCATTTGGGCTGGTGGTTGTGATGTAGGTGTCAATGTCAACATCAGTGACTCGACAATAGACTACATCGGCGTGTGCCCGTTTGGTAGCTCCGGAGTGAAAATGTTTGGTTCAGATAACATCTTCACAAAGATCGTGACGTTATCAGGGGGAGATGCTGGTGTGTATTATGGGTATGGGTTCTACCTCGACAACGAGAATATATTCTCACGAGTCGATACGCTCATTACGAAGAATTGCCGAGACGGTATTAATGGGCTTACGGCGAATAATTATTATTGGATCTTCGGCACTGTGACTTCAGCCGACCACGCTCGCTATGGATGGGTACACGACAATGGAACGTGGGCCAACTGGACCGTGAAAGCCCTCACAGCAACAGGATGCAGTTCACATGGCGCATATTTAGGGATGGGTACTGGTACGTACAACTCCATTACGACAAGCGGGAACACATCTGGTGGAATTATTCACGGCAATCCAGGCAACTATCCACAAGACATTGTGGTGCTCAAATCCTCATTAGCTGAAACCACGAAGTTCGACAACGCGATTCCTGGGACATGGCACAAACGAACAGGCATTCGTTTTCGTAACTTCAACGGCACGAGCGGCGATCATCGACTCTATGCCGGTGGACTCGCATGTACCGTGTTCTCTGAAAACTCCGTTCGTCATACAGCGAGTGGGCTCTCATGGAAGATCAGTCCTACAACCACAACAATGTTCAATTCAAACTTTCCATTCATCTATCCACTCGCAAAACTGGCTGTCAATGCAAGCGCAACGGTCACAGTCTCGGTCTGGATGAGACGAACAAATACCGGCATTACGGGAAAACTCGTGTGCCGTGGCGGACAACTGACTGGCATTGAGAACGACGTGAGTTCAAGCATCACAGTCGCAGCCGACACATGGGAAAAGGTCACGATTACACTTGGACCGACCGAGGCCGGTGTGATTGAATTAGAAGTACATGTGTATGGCGGGACAACGTACTCGCTCTACATCGATGACTTCTCAGCACAACAGGCGTAGACATGGCACTACCAAGTAATTTGACACCGCTGGATATTGCTCACGCGGGATTGGTCTTCTGTGAGACCTCCGCAAAATTATCGATCGATACGTACGCCCTTGATCTTGATTTTCAAGGCGTCGTATTCGTGAGGAACGCGGCTGAGACGACCACATCCGGTGACCTTCAAAATAATGAGCTGGATAAGGCATATGCCGGTCTCCCGTTCGTAATCGAGACCTACGACGCGGCGATCGATTTGTCCACAATGAATTTTGCCGATGCCGGTCTGCCATATGTCACAAACGCGGCTGGATCAGATCGGAGTCTGTACGCCGGTACACAAACCGTCACTATTTCGATTCCCTCAGCAGGTCTCAACGGGCTGCTTAGAAAATTTCCCTTAGTTCGCAATGAGTTCGTATCATCAGAAAATGAGTCTGCACACGTCTTTCCTTATGTTACAATTCAGGATCCAGCCTTGCTTCCATAAGGCTTTTCCGCGTATATTAAGGAGGGTCAACTGTGGCAGAAGATAAGGGAAATAAGGTAGGTATGGCGTTGGAGTCACCAGAAGCACTCATCATTTCCATCTCAAAAGATGTCGAAAGACTGACAGCTTCAGTGCATGAGAATGCTCTTCTTTTTCACGCGAATCAGCAAGCTCTTAATACCCTCATCGCGGAGCATCGAGAGCACAAGGCGATCGACGACCATTACCACAAAGACTTTAAGGAAATGCACTTACAGATGTACGGTTCAGCCGAGACCCCAGGTTTGGTGACGCATGTTCACGACCTAAAGGGTAAAGTTGGCTCCATGTGGAAAGTCGTATGGGCTTTCATTGGCTCTCTGGCAACAGGTGTCGCCGGATATCTGCTCTCTAGTCTCAAACCTTAACTCAACGAATCTCAAGAATCGATGACTCGTGGATTTCACCATTTGTCGTCACTACTTTCCGCCCAAGTCTTGATCCTTCGTCAAGGATATACAGCACCAGAGCGTACGTCGGACTCCCTAATTGTTGAAAACAAATCCAATCGCCAATCTGTACGAGTCTTGTCATTATACCCTCACCGGTTTGTTCAACGCCCGTCCTTCTTGTGCTAAGGCTCCCCAATCCTCCATCGTAAAGGTTCCCCGCTTCCGGCACCCGCGACGATTGCAGATTGCGATCACGACTTGGTTAGGGACCGTTCTGACTTCGAGCCAGAAGTGGTCACACGGTACGAGCGTAAGTTTCGGCTTACGCTCATACGGATCAACAGGGATATCGGGAGGCACATGTTCATTTGCCATTGGCATAGACCTCTGAAACCAGTGAGTCGATATACTTCTTCCGTCGATTCAGATCGGCCATGTTGACGATATACACATGTCCTGCCATCTTATCAAAGGCGTGTTTGCAAAGAAAACCGTACATGGCCGCGTCCATCAAGTGTTGGTGGCTGATATCCGTCACACGCACTCCGTCCGCAACCGTCTCGAACAACCCGATCGGAGTATGAAACACGAGATCCTGAGCATAGAGATCGGCCACGGCTCCCTTCTCCCACTCAGCACGAACCTCTTCGGTCAACGCAGTGCCACACCGACGAAGGCCGTAGATGTAGTTGTCCAACGCACACCGGTCGGTGACATACGAATCAAGAGCCGCGAGTTTCTCTTTTCGCCTCTCGTAGATCCGCTGTTGCAGAGTCAGTAGCTCGTTGTCCGTCATTCGTTCTTGGGCCATCTCACTCGCCACACCCATCTCCGTCATCACTTCACGACTGACGCTGCCGACGTAGGGGATGCCCCACTTCTCAGCAAGGTACTTCGCTAATGTTGTCTTGCCGGTTCCACCAGCACCGGTAAATGCGATTTTCATAGTCCCTCCCCTGAATGATAGACCCCACGGCACCTGATCCCCGCCTCGTAGCACATATCACGAGACACGAGAATCGAATCCTTCCATCTGAGTTGACGCTCGTTCAAATCCTTCTCATCGATCTGATATCCGACAATCTCACGGATACCGGCCTGGATCGCCGTCTTGCAGCACTCTGCACAGATCGGCGGCGACATGAACGACGGCCATACGTAGAGGGTTGCGCCTCGTGCTTTGTCACCAGCCATGAGAATCGCGTTGACCTCTGCATGAACGACCAGTTGGTATTTCTTGTCTCGGTTTGCGTATCGCTCATCGTCGTCCTTGACGCCACGAGGAAAGCCGTTGTACCCAATCCCGACGACTCGATTACCATCCTGTACGAGCACCGCGCCGACTTTGGTCGAGGGATCTTTCGACCAACTGGCAATGTGCTCGGCCAATTTCAGAAACCGATGGTCCCACTTGGATCGCCTAAAATCCATTATTGCCCCCTTTTTCGACTGTCAAAGACAACCAATTCGACCTTGTGCCGAACCACAGTCGCCCCGTTCTGTTGGAGCAGCGTTATCAGGTCTTCTGTTCGTTGAAGCACGTACCGCAGATCGTGAATGTCCGCGTCGTAGTGCTTGGTCGCATAATGAAAAACCTTGGGGCCAAGATGCGGATCTCCGTCGATTGCGGAGTACGACCAGTTATAGGAGTTGAGAAACACTTGCATACTGAGCTTGTCAGGAATATGTTCCATTGTGATGTGAATTTCGTATTCCATGTCACGCCTTTTGTTTCTGGTTTACATGTACGAGATAAAGAAAGCTGAATGCCGTGGCCCCGATAATCAGAATGGCTGCGGGACCGCCGAATGTACTGGCGACCTCGACAATCAGCATCATCATGAGGATCACTGAACTGAAACTAATCCAAAGAAATGCGCTGTACAAAAGAAACTTCTGGACGGTCGTCTTCATAGGGTACCTTTAGGTCGGCATAGGCTGCGACCACGTAAGAGTTGTATTCTTCCTTGGTGAGTACGTAATTTTCCTTTGCGTCGTCGAGCATGACATGAGCGTACGGCACGAACTCAGTGATGAACTTTCCGAGCCAACTTGAAGAGGAGATTATATAATTGCGCGTCGGTGATGCCTTTGTTGGCTTCATGTGAACTTCCTTTTTGGGAAAGGGGAGCTTTCCCTAATGAGAGTTTGAACGCAAGTGTCCGGCCAAGCGACCACCCAAGAATGATCGACGCGGCTTTGATCCACGACGGCGTTTGGGGCTGCTTTTCAAGAATGAGTTTCGAGATAGGGCATAAGAGATTCTGACCGTTTCGTTCCCACAGGCCATCGATCCACGAGATACCGATCTCTCCGGTCGGCCACACGTTCTGCACTGGTAGTTCTTTGACGTTATACTCTTTCACATTGTTCTCTCCGGTCGCTTCGGCTTTGGCACTCTCGGTGTGCAACCACAATTTATACACCGATACCACCAGTAAAGTCCATCTCCCTGTACTGGATCAGGGGTGAGAGCCCCGCCACATTTCGGGCAGGGCTCCTTCAGAATCTTTATTCTCATTTAATGGTTACCTTCAGATTCATCCACCCGCAGAGCCACCGCCAAAAGCCCTTTACTTTATCACAACGCGAAGGTTGAGGCTTTGGGGGGCTGACGGAGGGTTTACGTTTACCGAAGCAACAGCACGGTTACTCCTCGGTGACTCGTTTCCAGCCGTGTCGTACGCTGTTATCTCGTAACAGATCGTGCTGTCTACAGACTGAAACGTATTGTCCACAAACGTCGGTGTCGCGGTCGGTGTCACGGTAATCGGTGCTCCGGCTGCATCCACCAGGGCTGGCAACGTCGCGGTCGTCGCACATGCTGTCGCGCCCTGTCCACGGTAGACCTTGTATCCAGCAAGATCCGTTTCCGTGTTGGCGTTCCATGTCAGAGTTGCTTGAACTGTTTTGAGAACAGTCTGCGCCTGTACATGGAATGAGTCAGTGACGAGTAGTGCGGCTACTGTCAAGACTGTAACGATTACACTCCACATACCCTGTGTTGTGATCTTCATCGAGAACCCCCATAAGTGTGCCCACCTTGACGAACAGTGGGACTTGGTTAAGATCATACACGAGATCCAATTCACTCGTGTACGTGATTTGGAAGGCTACAGAATAATCAATCGTGCCATCGCCATTGACATCGAAATGATTTATATGTAGTCCTGCCGTATAGTCCGTCTCCATATCGATCGGATCAGGTAACGTCTGCCAATCGACCTTGCAAGGGTCAACCACCATCGGCGTCGGCTTCGTCTCTTCCGTATTCGCTATCGCGTAGACGAGTAACGTCGCCATCAGCAAAATCATTAGTACGTCGAACACCCGTAAGATCAGACTCGAAGGCTTTCGCTGACGCTCTCGCCGCTGTGTACGCCATCGAGTAAATCTGCTCCATAACGTGTTCAGACTGTCTGAACATGTCTCTGTGAACGACCTCGGATATTGGTGGGACAAAAAGAGCAGCGAGATACCCCTTTCTTGGCCCAAGAGCAAGGCCAACAAGAAGTCCCGTTGGGACACCACCTTTGGCACGTCCTTCAAGGTAGGCTCGCTGTAATGGCGTAACATGCAGCTTCCTTTCTTTCTTCAGGCTGGTTAGAAGTTTGATTTCCAGCCAGCATGTCATACCATTGATCGACAAATCAATATCTGCGATGCCGTCCGTGGCGTAGTCCGCGTGTTTCTGCACCGTGATCTTCGTGTTCGGATGACAGTGGGCCATGTGCTTTTGGAGTCGCTCAAGAAACCATTTACGAAACTTATTTTCGGGGTTCATGTGGCAATGCCTCCGATAAGACAAGCTCCACAAGTTCGTCGCTCATTTGCATCCCACGGAAAGTCCTAACGTCGCGGAGAACGTAGTTCTTCTCACATAGCCCAATCAAACCGAGGATGTCAGCAAGTGGTACCTGTACACGTACTTGCCGCTCCATCATAATTTGTGCTCTCATCGTACCCTCCGTATAAGTTTGAGATTATCTGCGACATTGATCGCGTTTCGGGCAATACCCATGATGCTGCTGTGCTCGATAGAGTCTAGCAAACGCTGCACATCGTCAATGAGTGTGTCCCATGTTTCCGGCGTGACTTTTCTCAAAGCCGCCATGCGCTGCTCGTAGTACAGCGTCTCTTCCCGCTCTTCCGCTGCTTTAGGTCCGCATCCCATAGATCACCCCTTTGGAAGTTCGCACGTATCCGAGTCGCATCCCTTCGGTTGACTTTCTTGTACAGCGTCGGCCACGTCGTACGGTAAGACTACCTCTAGCAAGTTCGATGCCAGTGCGTCGTACTGCTCTTTGGTGATCTCTTCGTACGGCGCAAGCTGATAAACCTGGTGCGGATCGTACGGCAAGAAGCTCACAGACTTCAGTTGGTGCTGATAAATCTCAAGGGCCAAAGGAATATCCTTCGCCTCTTCCTTCGTGAAGTGAACCGTCACAGACACTTGATTATCGGCCCAATATCGCTGCATGGCGGCTGTGAGCGCGAGTTGTTCCCACATCGACGCCTGAGCCTTCCCCTTCGAGAAGAGGGGCTCATGGATGGGAAACTCCACAACCATCGTGTTCTCTTTTCCCTTCTCTTGCCCATATACTTCCGGCACGATGTTGTAACCGGCTTGCTTCAGGTGAGGCAGAATGGGAGAGTTGGATGCAAACCTGACACGCCTGATGTAGTACTCAGAGTGTGGGTAATGAATGCCAGGACTCGCATTGGCAAGGATCGAGACCGTCCCCGATGGTTTGATCGACGTGCGCTTGATCGATTCAGGGACGCCTAACCAATCGCTATAGGAGGCATCTAAGCCGGTCAGCGCATCGTATCCGCGATTGCACCACCGAAGAAACTGTGTCGCGCCAAACTTCTGAATGGCTTGTACCACCCCGCTCATACTGCATCCAATGCGACGGTTTCGCGCAATGATCTCGTCGGTATCGGGGAAGCCGGTCTTGACGAGAGTCACAGCCTTTGCATAGAGGTACGCGAGCTTCAAGGTCTTGAGATAGTCGTCCAGTGTGTCGTGCTTCGCGGGATAGGTCTCCACCAAGCAACACAGTTCGCCGTCCTCAAGAGTCTGCTCACTGCATGGGTTGGTGCCCATCGCCAGGAAGTCTGTACGCTCGGAGACCTGTCCGTTCATCCGGCCAAACATCCGTGAATTGTCCAACCAGAAATAACCAGGTTCCCCTGTACGAGCCGTCAAAGGTCCGGCCTCGGAATAGTCCATACCGACGTGCGCCCTGATGCTGTTGTTGCTGAAGGCACGGTATTCAGCGACCTTGCTGAAGTCTTCTTTGAGATACAGGAAGTCACGATCACCTTCTTGTCCGAGGGCAATCTGCGCCGATCGCCGGACATTACCGGCAACCACACACCGACCAATCAGATTGCAGCAATCAACGATAAACGTGCTGTCAATCCGCTTTCCCGCATACGAATTACACAACACCCGCAACGAATCGTGCAATCTCCTCAATGGTTCAGGTCCACTTGAGACACCACCAAAACGTCTGATCGGTAAACCGGCTGGACGAATCTTCCCGTAATCAAAGACAACCGTTGCCGCATGACCACCCGCAAAATATGATGCAAGAAGTTCGTCAACCGAATCAACCCACCCTTGTCTCGTATCCTCAATGCTCGTGTACGTGAGTGTCGGTGATGGTGGAACAACCACTGCCTTCCCTGCTCCGAGCGTATCGTAGCCGACTCCGACACCAAGCATCGTGAGGTTCATGAGCTTGGCAAATACATCAGGTCTCGGATCTCGTGTCGAGAGGAACGCGCAGTTGTTCAGCACAGCCCCGCCATGTGCAGATACCGCGTCCGTGCCCATCGCGTACAGGCCACGGCCAGGTGGGGTGAACTTGAAGTTGAGGATACGGTGAAACATGTCTCGCGCCGTACGTTCAGCACGTTCGTTGTCCCACTTCCGCCCATGTGTGACGCAGTGTGTACGGAGCACATCGAAGACACCGTTGACGACACGACCCACCGTTTCATTCCACCGCTCTTTACGGTTCTCGTCCCATATACTGCGAGAGTACGTACGCCAGAAGGTGACTTCACCCATGATCGTCTCGAACTTCGCGTTGTCGAACTGCTTGATATACTTATCCCTAAGAATTTTGTTTGTCATGCTTCCTCCTGATCGATCGAGTTCAGAATGATGTCCTCCTCAACGTGCTGGCCGGTGCCGTCCGCGTTCTTCTTCCACGTCCGGCGACGGTTGATCTCCATCTTCCTCTGAACGTAGCTGTTCAGATCGATCCCCATAACAGCCGCCGCGTGTTTGTTTACGATCTCCGAATCGGCTAGTTCGTAGCCGATCGCGTCAACGAGTTTAAGCTGATGCTCATTCGACAAGGCATACTTGTCCAAATGGCTTAAACCTAAACGCATCGCTTTGAACATGGTGCGGGTCGCTTCGTTCTCGACGACGCAGACCTCCATCGCTTCGAGTAGTTCGTCACACGAACGACGAAGCACCGCCAAGATGTTCGGCTTCCCGAAGTTCTCGGTCGCCCACTTCCCAATGGTGAACTGATCTTCTAAAAGAGTTTCAAATTCTTTAGACGTGCTATCCATTTTGACCCTCCGAATGAATTGGTGTTTGACGCCCCACTGTTCTGCTTCTTGTCTCGTGTCGAAGTACAAGTCGAGATGGTGACCTTTAACGAGCCGACCGGTATCCTCCACTCGACACAGGCCGTATCCTGGGACAAAGAAGATACTACCGGCTGGATAGATCTTCCAATCCGCCGCGCAAGTCCCTCGTCTAGCTCGACGTCCACTCTTTGTAATGCCGTGTTCTGCATTCCTATTCACGCAGGGATACGTCGGACAATACCCTGTCGTTTTGACCGCAACGGTCTGCTTCAACGCCAGTATGAGAATGAGTTCATACACTACTTCCCACTCCAATTATGAGCAATAGAAGTTTCCCACAAGAGGGGAACCTTCACACGATTGTCAAGGAAGGCCGGATCTTCGAGGTCCGCCTTCAATGCCCTGGCCGCATCGTCACTCAGAATGTCACCGTCCAATTCGTCATGAACCGTGAGGCGCATCTTGGAGAAGTATCCGCCGTTGTATGCTTTTACCAACGCCAGCTTCATTACGTCCGCCGCTGATCCTTGGATAAGCCGGTTGAGCGCGACGTAGGCTTTGTTTCTTCGTCCTTCCGGCCATTCAAACCGCCGTCCGTATAGGGTGACGGTCGGAGCCCCGATCTGCGCCATCCTCTTGCATCGATCACGCAAGGATCGTGCCGCAGGAAAGTGTTCATTATAGATCGCCATCATCTCATTTGCTTCTTTCAGAGAGACGTTCATTTCTCGTGCCAGCTTCTCCACACCCATGTTGTACAAGATCCCAAAGTTGATATTCTTCGCCTTCTTGCGGACCATCTTGCCCTTCAGGGCTACGTCGGCAACGAACTGGTGGAAGTCGATCTTCGGGTTGTCGTTGTACGCCTTAATCAAGTCGGCATTGTCGGAGTAGTGTGCGAAGAATCGGTACTCAATCTGTGAAGCGTCCGCCGACAGAAACTTGTTGCCGTTCCCAGGAATGAACAACGAGCGAAGAATATAGTCATCCCCGATCTCTGCAATCTGATTTTCGACTGACCACACCTGTTGAGGTTGTGCGCCTTCACCCATCCCTGAGCACGAGAACCGCCCTGAGACGGCCCCGCTCGACGCACCGGCCTCATCACGCTCCCGTAGCTGGTGAAGCTGGAACCGGAGAATAGGGTTTGCCGGATCGATGTTCTCCACCCACGGAATGAGAAACGTATTGAGGAGCTTGTGAAGCTGCTTCGCCTTCAAGAGATTCTTGACGAACGGATGATCGATGTGCTTCAAGAACTTCTTCCCGAAATGTGGTGACGAAGCGATAAGATCCACCTTGCATCGCCAGCACCGATGCGTCTGCCCTTCATGCTTATAGTCAGGGTAGGCTTCTTCGCAGGTTGGTGTCGGGCATTTCCAGTTCCACGGATAGACGATCCCCATCCGGTCACAGGCTTCTTGCATCTGCTTACCGCTGTTCGGGTTCACTCCGCTGATTGCGTCCTGTGCGGCTCGAAGATCTTTCTGAGCCAAGTCTATCCACGACTTCGCTCTCGCGTGATCGAACAGGAGACCATTCTCCTGCATCTCGACCACCGGCTCAATCGTTCGGCACTCAAGGTCGAAGACCTCCTGAAGCTCGCCCTTACGTAGAAATCCCTGCAAGACAGGATCGAGCATCCAGCAGAGTCTCGTATCTTGTTCTGCATACGATCCAACCTCTGAGGGATGGTAGTCGGCCAGTCGCTCTTTGTCGAGCCCCGACACCTTTCCGATATCCGCACCGAGGTACCGCTTGGCGCACCCGTCCAGAGAGTAACCAGGTGCGTCAGGATTATGAATGATGGCTCCGTGCATCGTGTCTCGGAACTTGTTGCCGCGCCCAATGAGGTTGAGCCCATCGTGGCGCAAGGCCGGAAGATCGAACGCGCCGATGTTGTGGCCCACGATCGTCTTGTTCTTCAATGACGACGAGAGCCACTGATAGATCTGCCGTACATCGTGGTTCGGCCCGACGTTGTGACGCATCGGATAGTACCGAAAGACGCTCGTATTGTTCGGACCTCCGACGCCCACAGAGATGCCAATCGGCTTATCAGTTTTGTAGATATCGAAGCCTGTTGTCTCGATATCGAGATAGACTGTCTCGTGTGGGCTGAGGTCGAATGGTTTTGGAAGTTGGTACTCCATTAGCCGATCGTCCTTTCAACAACCGGAAGTTTGCTGTAGTCTGCTTTCGGTGGTATTGGAGGCGTTCTCTCAAGGTCAACAGGATTAGCCTTGACCGACTTGATAGAGATGTTCAGATCCTCAAGCTGCGTATCAGGAACACGCGGCTGAGAGAACATCAAAGTTACCGTCCCATCTTGCTTATCGAAGCTCGCATCAATAAGCTGACAGTCCATCGGGAGTCCTTGAATGATCTCAAGAAGGTATCCGGTCTTATAGCCGGACTTGAGGCACTGCTCAAATAACTGGGCAGCGATACGTACACGAATCATATTAACTCCTCCCTGCCCATGCACAGTACTCGCAATTCGATCCTGCGGCTGGCGGCTTTGTCCGGTCTGTGTGGTCAACCACCATCTTGTGAACTTCCTCGATCAACGCCATCGACCGATCACCGCTGACTTCAATCTTCTGCACGAACTGATCGAACACGATGTTGACGGTAGGGTTCGGCAATAAGATATCCCGATCTTCCATCGACACCGGCACCAGGTACCACAGATACGCAACACCGGCTGAGTCGAGACCGCTCTTACGAATCAGCAGATCGTACGTATCCATCTGTGTCCCGTAATACTTGAGCCCTTCTCCTGCTTCCGGCTTCTTCGCCTTCGACTTTCCATCAAGGATTGCCAGGGCTCCATCCGAGTCACGAACGAGAAGATCATCGACCGCACCGGAGACACGGTACTTCTGACTCCCGAAAGTGATGGTCGTAGAAAGACCACCCTTCCAGTCACGAAGGCTATTCATCCATCGCAGATCTTTGTGAAGCGAGTACTCCATCAAAGACGGCTCTTGTGCGGCCAGAGCTTTGAGCGACGGCGCAAGCACACCACGGTACTGATCGCAGTATGTCTTCTGTGCGTCGTCAACCCCACGAGGTAGTGTCGGAAACGGCCCTTGTGGACGCTTCTGCTTCCACAGGATATGTTCCCACATGCACCTGTGGCAGTCCTTCACCATGTTGAGTGTCGTAGGAGATAACCAAATTTGAGGAAACATGTTTGAGCCTTTCGTTATGGTTTTGGAAACGGATACTGTGAACTGTTGTCGATATCAGATATGAGAACCAATTCCTTCTTTGCGCGTGTCGCGCCAACGTAAAATACTCTGTGCTCCGTGTCCTCACTGTCTGCAAGACGCCGGAGTTTCTCGGTCAATCCTGAACACAGGTAGACACAATCGGCCTCTTTTCCCTTCGCGCCGTGAACAGTCGAAAGTTCCAGTGTAGGATGTAAAGATCGCTCCACGCCAAATTCTCTAAAGCCTTTCATAACAGTGAGTTTGAGTTCATTCGGCATGTTCGGGTAGAACCGTCTCCACCACTGATCGTACGCATCCTCGAAGAACGCTGGTTTGAAGAGCTTGTCGAGAGCCGGAAGCGCAACCTCAGAACCACGTTCGGCCACTGCCGGATACAGGGTTTCGAGCTTGCTGATAAGGTCAGGGGGCATATAGTAACGAAGCCGTTTCCAGTCTCCGTTGCTTAACTGATTCGTTCGCCATGCGAGCAACGAGGCAATCGACTGCACATCCCTACGCATCCACAACGAGTCTTTTCCCTTGTAGGGGAAACCATTCAACGCCATGAGACCTTGTACGCGCTTCAGCATGTACTTGTTCCGTACAAGGTACAATTCTGTCGCATATCGATAGAACGGTAGGAAGTCAGTGATTGATCCTTCGTTGATAATCCCGTTCCCTGAGATGCTTGTGTGAATCTTCTTGGCTTGTCGGTGGTGAATCCGTTCGGCAAATTTGATGGAGTAATCAAGAAAATTCTGTGGGAGCCGGTACGTCTCTTCGAGCACCTGCAAAGACGTGCAAGGCCACGAGAGGAAATACATCACAGCCGCGCCCATAAACTCGTACACGCTCTGATCGTCGTCGCCCACAGCATAGACGGTGTGAGGAGAAGACGCACAGACTCGCTCCATCACACGCCACTGAAGCATCGTCAGATCTTGCGCTTCGTCGATAATCACCACATCGTACTGTGGGATGGTACCCTCTCCGTTCGCCACACGAGACAAGAGATCCGTGAAGTCCACTCTCGCGTCTTGTGTCTTGTATTGCTCGTATCGATCGATGAAGAGTTGCTTCAAGCCGATCGAGTCGTAAATATCACTCATGTCGCCGTGGTTCTTCGCGTAGTCCAAGACAGTCGGATCGTACGCCTCTTCATTGCGAAGCCGATTGTACAGTTCCAGTGTCGCCGCAATCTTGTCGTTCGAGAGTCCCATCCTGTCGATCGTCTGGTAGAACTTCCACTTCACGAACTTCTGATCGAAGAGGCAGTCCTTCGGGATACCAAGCAGCCGGAGGCATAGGGAGTGAATCGTGCTGCACGTTGCATTGGCCGGTACCTCGCCAAACTTCGCTCGCAACCGGTCCTTGCCTTCGTCTGCCGCCGCTCGCGTGAATGCCACGAACAAGACCTTGTCTCCGGCCTCAAGGTGATGGCCGAGCGTCTCAAGACACCATGTTGTTTTGCCGGTCCCAGGAGGACCGAAAACTTTGATCCGGTTCTGCTTCATACAAATTCCTTCCACACTCGACGACCTTCGGCCCAACCCCACCCCAAGGTCGCGCACATCGCCAGCGCAAGAACACAGATTGCGGTCGGTACGATGAAAACCCCACGCCGGATAATCCGGTACCACGGCGCGTAGTTGTTGCCATTTTTATGCGGCCAATGCCAATTCATATCAGTCCCACAACGAGTCAATGTGCTTCACGATGTTCGGAAGAATGACTTCCTTGAACGTCTTGTACTTCTTGTCGTACAGGTTGATTGCTGCCGTCTTCTCGAAATCGGACATCTCAGGAGAGATGAAGAGATCATCGGCAATGTACCAATCAATCCAGTCCGCCTGTTCATGCAGCCATTTTTGCCAGCACTCAAAGGCCGCGTCGGAGTCGATCGTTTCCCCATTCTCGTTGGTGTCGAGGTTATACTCTTCGGGTATCCACGAAGGAAATCCGTGCGCGTGCTCTGCCAGATGCCGCATCCCTTCAGACATGATCTTCAGTACATGTCGATCGAGCGACCACGTATCCATCGGAGCCCACCCGCGACGACCGCGAATGAAGAACGACGCGACACGACGCACCTGATGCCGGATCTCGTAGTACCAATCCTTGAGACTCATGTTGCGATATCGGTAGATCATGACTCCTCCTCGTGTTGCGGTGAAAATTGCGACCAATCCAAATCTGTGACCAACGCCTGATCTTCGTGGACCTTGGGAATTTCAACGATCGTCTCTTGTATCTCGGCTTTCGTGACTTCCTTCGGCATGGGCTTGATATCAGCGTAGACCTTCGTCCAGAGAGTGTGTACGCCTTCACCAAGTCGAAGCTCTGTCTTTTCCCATCCAGTGTTCTCAAGAAAACTTGCCGTGCCGGTCAGGTCAATCTTCCCGCCTGTCGAGGCTTCCTTGATGTACCGTGAGGCGTCCGTGAGATTGATGTAGATCTGACCGTTCAGGTGGTATGGGCGACCGAGTTTGAAGTCCATCTCAGTGTCGCTCACATACCGACGAAGCCACTGATCGAGCAACGCTTCCATCATACCGATCTTCGTCCGTTCCTTTGCAATTCTGATGCTCTCCGAGAGGACCGTCCACCGTGCAGTAATATATGTGTCCCAATCTTTCTTTGACACAGCCGGAAGCATGACGTGCGTAGTGTCGAGCGTACAACGCCGAAGCAGATCGTAATCAAATATCGCCTTCGCATCGCACACCACCGTCTTCGGGCAGTTCGACAGCGTCACATGGTACCGTGTCTCTCCCACTTCATCGCCCAGGACTTCAATCTTCTTAATCTCAGGAATGTTCGATGGCCGCATTGACGCCGCTGGTCCGTATGGACGCATGGCGCATTTGACCTTGTCGCAGTAATCAACGATCGGGCTCTGATCGCATCGGTAATTATATTCGTGCTTCAGGACACTATCTAACACCGTCGCAAGCTCACGGCTTGCAGTCGGTGGTTGGCACACCTTCATGTTGACATTGTCCAGAACCTTGAGAGTCTTCTTTCGGTCCAACTGATGCTTCTTCGCAGCAAAAACCGTAAAGTTGAATAGCGCGTCGTTCCGTTGTCCGTTTGGTATTCCATCTCGTACAAGACATTCAAGACAAGGAGGTAACTCAGAAGTGAGAAGTAATTCGTCGTCTCCGACCTTCTTCTCAAGATCCGCTGGATTGAGCCGCTTGACAGACGATAAGAACTCTTCGAGGGTGTATTCCGTACCATCTTCTTTGATCGCTTTCCGAGGCGTCTCCCCGAAGTACGGAAGATTGATCCAATTTCCTATGCCGCCAGCCGCTTGCTTCGTCTGTTTCGGAAAGATCTCTCTCGCTTTACGATAATCGATACCAAGTTGGCTACGGACCTTCTTGAGTAACTCAATGAGGATCGGTGCTTTGATCCCTGGCTCTTGGATAAAGAAGTAGACATGAGCCCCACCACTTTTTGAACGGCAGACCATTGCTGAAAAGCCGTGCTCTGCAAGGTCTTTGACGAGCTTCTGGTGGTCGAGACCGGCATATTGATCGACATCAATCGCCCCGAAAACGCATGTGCCATCATCGCGGACTGGCACAATCCCCAAGCCGATTTCTCCGGCAAGGTGCTTTGTGTAATCGTCAATCGTGACTGGTTCAGTCCGCGTCGTCGCTTTGCCTTTGGCTTTGTCACCGACCACCAACTGCGAAGGATCGGTAGTTGATACATACCGACCCTTCGCCCTTGTTAGTCCCGCAAACAACAACGCAAATTGTTCTACGAGAATCTGCTCCATAAAACTTACTCGTCCTGAGCATCGGAGTCCAGTTCACCCTTGAATGACTTGTGAAGAGCCATTCCTTCCGTCACCAACTGCGTATCGGATGGTCCCGCAACCGAGACAACCGGTACGTAGTACACCCCACTGCCGGAAGACTTCTCCACGGTCTTGAGCGAATACGTCGTCATGAATGCCGGTGCTGGTTTACGATCGCCGTTCGACAACACGATCTTTCGACCGAGGATCAACGTGCTCCACGTCTTCCCCGCCGACAACGACGCCGACTTGAACGAAATGACCATTGGCTGCAACGTGCTGGTCTCAACCACCAGGAAGTTCAAGTATTCTTTGCAGTCAGTGCCCTTCCCTTCACGACCGGATCCCCACTTGGAGAACTGACACGTCTTACATGTCTCTGCGTAGTGACCACCATCGATGCCGTTCTTCGAGCGGCAATCGAGAGCATTGTTCGTAAACTTGATCCGGCTCATGCTGTACTTCACCGGCACAACCGTCACGACATCGCCGTACACTTCCCGCGTCACGGTGTTGAAGTACTGTCCCACCATCAAGCCTTCGATGTATTCCGGCTTCGACCGAATCATCTGTGGGCTTAAAGGTTGAGCAATCGCCAACCGAGGAATCTGAATATGCTCTTGGCGAACACCTTCCATTCCCATCACACCGGTTTGCGCGGCCAACTCTTCCTCAGTCAGCCCCGCCGCTGCAAGCAATTCGGCTGTCGCCGGAACCGCTGAATCGATCTTGACTAATTCGGTACCCATGAGAAAACCTCCTATCGAACGATTGATTTGTAAGTGATATTGAGACCCATCCCCTCGCACGGAAGCCCTTCTTCTAACCGCTCTCGAACCAATGATTCTGTTGTTTTTGGCGGCACTGCCGGTTGAATCAACGCCTCCATCCCGTTGTCACGCAACCATTGCAAGTACGCATCCTTGTCCGCCGCTGATACGTACAGTTTTGGGTAGATTGAAAACGTACCGAGCCCATCCACCGTCAGAGAACTCTGGCCTTCTGCCACCCACTTGTCGGAGAGTACTTGCCCGATCGCCTCAAGATGCTCTGAGATTTCCTGTTGTCGTACCTCAAGACGAGTAGCCTCTTCACGGAAGTCCGTCATCAAGCGACACAGTGCAACGTCTCCCTGTTCGCGGTATGTGTCCATCATGGTCTGTACCGCGTCTCGTCGCTGTTCAAGACTGTGCTTCTGGTTCTGCCATTCGGCTCTCTTTCGTGCCATTAGATAATCTCCTCTAGGTTGTGACCGAGGACACGGTCGCTAAGGTCTTGCTTTTTCTTCAGCACGTCGAGGACGGTTGCATCGATAGTCCGTTCACCTTCGCAAGTGGCGATGATGTCATAATAAATGACGTTGTGAGTTTGACCAGGGCGATGCAACCGATCTTCGGCCTGTCTGCGAGCCTCGTACGAATATGGATTCGTCAAGAAACACGCAGCATGTCCACGAGTCAATGTGATTCCGATACCTCCTGTGACGACTTGGCAAATGACGACACGTAAATGCCCTGCTTGGTATTGACCTTGAATAAACTCGCGTTCCGTGTTTGGCGTCTCGCCGTAAATTGAACCATGACTGATATCTGCATCCATAAGAGCTTGTTCAAGCTGTTGAATCTCAGCGATGAACATACCAAACACTACCAACCGCTCATGTTCTTGAAGCAAGTCTAATACCACATTCACTTTTGGATTTTCTTTGAAGTTCTTGATCTCACTTTGCCCAAATCCGTCAGAAACGGTCAGATGTCCGGCTGTAATCTGCGACAACCTGAGCAATTTTGTCAACGCGATAGGGGCCATTGCACGATCGACCGTACCAGGAAACTCTGCAATCGCATACTCTCTCATCTGCTTGTATGCTTTTTCCTGCTCCTTCGTCAGAGGTACCTCGATCCTCGCATACAGCTTCGATGGAAGATCCGGCAGGGCTTCTTCCTTGCTGACCACCCTAGAAAACTTTGAAATTTTGGTACGAAGTTCATCAAGATTCTTCCAGCCGACAACCTCGACCGGACGACCGCCGACAGAGTACCCTCCCATTTCAGCATAACGGTTTCTAAACGCGACGAATGAGGGGAACTTGAGGATATCCTTCGACAAGAAATTGATCTGCGAATAGAGGTCAAGCGGATTGTTTGTGATGGGCGTACCCGTCAAAATGTATCGGCGTCCGGCGCACAACGAAATACGCATCACCGCTTTCGTTTGAAGGGCTGTGCGATTCTTAATTCGTGTGGACTCATCAAGAACAAGTGTAGACGGACTGAGAAACTGTAGTACTTGCATGAGCCACTGTTGAAGGACATCAGAACGCAACGCCTCGTAATTGACTACGATCCAAACCGGTCTAATACCTTTATAGGCTTTCAGTGCCAAGGCATCAGGGAGACGCTTTCCGGCGTCAATACGCACCATAACCGGTATAGGAAACGTCGATGGTGTATGAGTCGCAACCTGGCCCCACACAGGATTCGACCACGTCGCTTTGACCGTATTAGGGCATACCACTACGGTTAAATTATTCGCTCGATCTGCAAAGAGTTGGTTAGTCCCATCGACAATGACCTTCGACTTACCACATCCAGGCTCATCAAAGAAGCCGAAGTACCGGTTGGTTCTCAACAACCCGATACCCTCTAATTGATGCTTAAATGGTTTGAACACGTAGTCGTACGCCATTGTCGTCAGGCTCCAAAAGTTTCAAATTTGAAAAACAGACTCACCTATATTGTGGTTGGTGGTTGCGCTGCTGCTTCGACTTCTTTTTCATTCGTCGCCGTCAGCACGTCCTCCCATACGTCCTGTTTTCCAAGCACGTTAGTTGCCGACAATCGATAGCAATGAAACTTGGCCGTCTGCCAATCGCAACGGTACACTTTCATCGTATGCCGAATTGCGTCATTGCTGAGAATGAATCGAGGCGGAAGCTGAAAGATCAGAGCACGATACTTGTGTTCTCCGTCGATCTTGACAGGGTGTTCCTTCAAGAACCGCTCCCCTCGACCGACACTGTGACCGAGCTTTTCGAGGATCTTCACCTTGACCAGATGCGCCTTGTCTGCACCTTCGTAATGAGCAAAAACACCTACGTAGAACATCAATCCTCCACAATGATAGGTTCAACAGGTTCATCGGTCGATGGCCGATGACGTTCGTCTAACTCTCGCGCTAACGGTATCTCCATGATCTCCTCTGTCATGCCTTCCTTGTGCGTGATTGCCTGGAAGTGCAGCGAGAAGTTTTCTGTTGTCTCCGTCGCTCTTAAATTTCCGATAGCGTGTACAGTTTGCTTGAACAGATCACGCAACGAGCTTGCTGCAACCGTAATTTTGAACGTCTTCGCTACATTCAGGGGCGACGTGTAGATAACTTCATACGTTCTACCTGTTCGCTGGCCGTCTCGGACAAAAATAAGATTGTAGTTGCTGCCTACCGGCTGTCCTGCCTTGATCGCGGCAGAGGTCGGTCGTTTTTTCATCCATGAGTACTTCGAGCCGCCTTTCCGATCTCGACCTTTCACCATACCGAGCGGGACTGTTTCCCACACCGGAGGGTTCTTCGTTGTGCTCTTCGTAACCCTCAGCTTTTGGTTTGAGGGGATAGAGGGAGATGGTTTCGAGGGGGGTTCCTGGGTACTTCCAATCGAATTGTTGTCGATCATAGTCGCTACAATCATTCCATTTATCGTTACAAAGTGTTGAATCATACCCTCGGACTCCCACAGAGTCAAGCGGCTGATTCATCGGATCATCGGCGTAAGCTGGTGAAACAAGTACGACGGCTATGAAAACTAACTGTCTCATACTGAACGTCCAAGCAATAACGGTGCCTAACCATGTCCGACAATGTCAAGACAGAATTACCTTGGTTTTTCCTGTATCTATGTGTTCGTATCCTTTTTGGCCTTCTAAAGTACCAAGAAAAATCGCCGTGGTAAGTGGGACAATCTGCCTCATCAGGTGCAAAATCGCCACAGCGTACACCTGGATTTCCTTTTGAGCATGGGCATGAAGTCGAAGCCGGAGGAAGCTCATCAGGTTGTGAAGATCGACCGTTGCGGCCATTCGAGAGAAGGTAGACACCGGCAGAACAGCCCTCGCAAGTTCTCGCGGCCATCCGGCCTCAATCAAATCTTTGTACACTAAGAAAGATTGCTTACAGGCAATCTCGTACTGGTCGATCTGAATTTTTCGCTCAATGCGGCTGCTCTGATCGAGAGCTACGGTTTCACGCATCTGTTTGTTGCTGCTGTGTTGCACTCCAATATCGTCCGGCGTGGGCACGTAAAACTTTTCAGGGAGTTCGGTGTACCTCGCGCTGATCTCGTTGTAGCTCCATGTCCGATGACGATGCCATTGCCGGAATACGAAAATAGGAGCACTGACCTCAAACTTCAACTGAACGTGCTCGAAGGGCGAAGTATGCCGGTTTGTCAATAAATACCTAAGTAGTTTTTCGTCCTTCTCAGTGAGTGCTTCATTTTGCTGATCGCTGATTGTGTCTCGATTGTACGAGACTCGTGCTGCGTCGAGAATACTCTTGTCGTTACCCATCGCATCGACTAGAGCGATATATCCTTGCCCGTTCAATACCTCAATTTTTTCGTACATGCTCGTCTCCATACCTTCCAGGGTTTTCTGCGACGTATTGCAATGCCTCAAGTGGGTTGTGCATCTTGCCAATCTGCCAAGGGTGCGTCTTGCCTCGGTCAAATCCGTCGATATCGAAGACCGCTCGTGCGTCGGAATGTCCAACCTTGTAAGAGTTCTTCAGGTCGTGCCGAGCCCGATACACAGATGCCATCATCTGTTCGCTGTAAGCCGGATCCACGATCTCTTCTCTTCGACGTGTGTTCAGCGCATCTCGAAGTGAGATAACCGAACCGTACTCCCAACCGATTGTCTCGTTTCGTTTTGCCGCTGTGACCTGAATAAGATTGTAGATCTGCTGAACTTTCTTTGCGGCATACTCAACGAGCCCACGTTGACCAAGCATACAGAATCGACGAGGGGTTCCTCGTGCTCGAAGAATGAACGTCTCACACCAGTAGTACACACCGAGCGTGTCAGCCAGCAATGCGTACAGAGCAAGCCGCTCGTCCTTGTTATCAAAGCGTTCGGGTAGATCGACACGTCGGACAAACTTAGTCAACGTCCTCACCTTTGGTTTTGGGAATCAATTCGGGAATGTACTTCTCAACAAGTAAGTCAGCAATCGCAAGCTGTTCTTCTTTGTTGTTCGCCCGTTTCGCCAGATAGTACTGATCGAGAACTTGTGTGACTGTCATGATTTCCTCTACTCAAACATTGGGTCGGTTTCTGTCGTCTTCTTTGCTGCACGTTTCTTCTTTAATGCAGGAACTACCTGTGCATACTCATCGACCGCCGTTGCGACGATCATGGCTGTCAATCGATCGGGGATCTCAACGGTCTTCTTGTCGTAGTCCAGCGTCACATCGACGATCTCAAACTCAGGAGTTGCGTAGACAACCTGTGCCGTGATGGGGTGAATCGTCCCTTCGTCAAACCATGACAAGCCGGTAGACCATATACCAATGCCGTCCGGCTGCTGTCCGTCCCTATTTCCGATCTTCATCAGCATATAGTTTGTCCTCCTCGTCTTTCCATAAATCCACAGCTTGCACCCTTAGTGCCTCGATACGATCCAGTGGGTACGTCCAATCGCAGAGCTTTGATTCGCGCAGTTGATCGGGACGCTCTTCAACCGGTAACAGAAACAACCGCTGTATCTGCCGATGCAAGAAAAATAGGTGCTCTGTACAGAATACCGCTTGAGGGAACATATCGTAAAGTACATCTAACAATGCGGGTCTGCCGCCTGGGACTGTTTTCATGAACTTGACGACGAAAAGACTGTCTTTTCTGCTGTATGTCGGCTCTTTCGGGTACTCGCCAGCCGCACTTGCGGAAAAGAGTAGGTTCGCAACCGTGTACTCCATCACTTCAGGGCCAGGATCAAAGCCGACATGGTTACTTGCGACGTTTGGAAATTCTTTGTTTAGCTTTAGGATCTCGTCGTACACCGGCTTGTAATGACCGTCTGCCTCTCTTTCGACCAGATCGTTTAAGGCCAACATCGCCGCTATGGGACTTTTCATTCTCATGTGCTTTTTTCTCCCGCCATTTAGCAATGCGTTGTTTGGTTTCCTCGTTTTTATTACGGTAGTGTTGAGCAATCAATCTACCGGCCTCGGTCTTCTTTGACTCAGGTAGTGTATCAAAGTAAGCTATCCACTTTGAAGATCCTGGCCGACAGTACGCATGGGTGATGGGATAAAAGCCGAGTTCGTTCTTTTGAATCCTCTTCCCGCATACGTAGCAGACACGACCGGTGCGGGAGACTGTTGAATCCCCCGCACCATTTTCTTCCGGCTTAGGCGTTTGAGAGTTCGTTCGCATAAGCCTCGGTGAGTTCCCACATCTGCCGGTTCACGTCAACGAAGGCATTGACTCCACCGATGCCGCGAGAGATAGAACGGTTCGCACCGCCACCGTTCGGCATGGTGACAAAGCCTCTGTGACCGCGCATCGTGTGCTCCTGCATCACGTTGAACGTGGTGAATAAATCGTTGCCGCCATCTTCGGGACGCCGACGTTCGTCAAACACGTCCAAGTTGTTGAGAGCCAATGCCCGACCGTCTGACTCAGGACGAAGCATGATAACTCGACGATAGAGTTCATGCCGTTGCTCTGTCGAAAGCTGGATGGACGACCAACGATCGACTGAGTCAGTCAACACGTTTGACTTAGACACGATCGTATCAATCGCACGATAGACGCTGTCCATGAGCTTTGTGAAATTACCCTGGTGACGGAAGCGAGCCGCGAACGTATTGAGCCCGACAACCGCTTGATTATCGCACACGCAACGCCACAGACCGCCGTTCATCCAGAACGCCGTGGTTCGGTTGTGGCTTCCGCCGATCATGATATTGGGGACGATCTGACCGAGCTTCAGACGTTGACCGATCTGGAAATCAGGATGCCGGAGCGTCACCGCATGGGCCACATAAGGGGCAAGTCCTGCCTCACGTTTTGCCTTGGTGATCCGCGATTCACCGGCCTTGTCAAGCTGCCAGCCTTGCAACATCAAGTGCTGGACAACATCTGAAGTGGTGATATGTCTGTAGTTTTCAGAAACGATAGGCGACGAACTCAGGGAGAACACTGACGGTGCAATGTTCTTCAATGCTCCCAAGGGAGACACCTGGCTCTGCTCTGCTTCGATTGCCACTGACTTCATCGGGACTACGTTTCGCATGTTGAACCTCCTGGTTTTTAGTTTATCTCGGCTACATTGCCGTCGATACTCTCCTATACTGCAAACCAGATGCCCAAACGAAAGGAATGTAAGTGCTTGATTTTACTAGGGGGAGAAATAAGGTGGTCCTTATTTCTTCCCCTCTGTGACACCTTTTCGCCTCATAAACGACTAAAACGCCTCAGTCATGGTCGTATTCGTCGATCTCTACGTCGCCGTCTCGCGTCACCGTCACCTGAACACCATCACCGAAGACCGCTTGCATAACTTGGTCGATCTCTTGAAAGACCGTGTAGACTTCATTGATAAGATCCGCCACGGTTTTCTGCTGGACTCGAAACGTCCATTTGTCGTAGAACTCTTCTCCGTCCGCATACTCATCTTGTTCGGGATACGAACGACCTTCTTCATGCGCCTTCGCTAAAAATGTACCCTCAGCAAACTGCACTTCGGGTTCGTTCACATTGAACACACAAGGCTCACCATCGTTGAAGTGTGGAGTGTATTGAGTCCACTTTACGGCCAAGACAGCCGGAGCCTGTTTGAAGATAGCCTCAAACATTTCCTTGATGGAGCCCTGACCGACTTCCTTGATCTCTTTTTGCAGTTCTCGTGTCTTGTCGAGCACACGCTGAATCGGACTCGGAATGGTGATGTCCACGTTTTCCTTCGTGCTCATGTCAGCAAACCTCCACTTCTACGACCTCAAAAAACTCCTTGACGACTTCGCCGTTGCTCTGTTCCATCGGGTACTCCGACGCCTTCTCTTCCTTGAGCTTCACCGCATTCATCTTGGCGCAATCAACCAACGCCCTATCATGCGCGAAGTACACCTTCAACGGAGTCCCACCTTCCGAGTTGCCTCGGTAGTAGTACTCGTCGTTGTACTCCCACCCGATTTCTTGAATAACCCACGCCTTCCTGGTCAGGAGGGCTTTCTCCGCTTTGGTTGCCATTGAATCCTCCCTAATCAACAACACGTATGCCTGGGGGCCAGTCACTCGGACCTTGATCGGTTGATGGAATCTCTTTCTGTACAAACTGATCGAGGTCGTCGAGCTTCAACCGTTGTTTCTTCTTCGGCTTTCCTCCGAGCCAATCATAGAACGGCATGTCCTTCAGGTAATCTTGGATCGTCGGGATGAAACCCATGTCTTCAATGACGTGATGCTCCGCGATATCGCGGACCTGCACACGCTTCCCATCCGACTTACGCTTGAAAGAAACGCCATGCACCTGCTCGCACAGGAAAATCCCAAAACTACTGTGGAGAATAGCGCGATGCCGCATATCAGGGAAATGTGCTTTTGTTTGATCCAACCAATTATGGATGTCAAGGTAGTCATCGACTTCACCACCAAACTTCTTCACACTGTTCTCTGCATGAATCCAGGGTTTCATGTCTCGTGTCTCCTATATCGGTGCAGGGCGTCAGTTCGAGCACATGAACTGATCTTACCAAGGCCACTATCTCAGGCACGGCCCTACGATCGATTACTTACCCTTCTTTTTGCCCTGCTTCTTCTTTGTTGCCATCGGTCGCCACCCCCTTTCGTGTTGATTTTCGGTACTCGTCGTAGATCGACGCCTTCGCCGGTACCGCCAAATGGCTGTACGCAGTGTGCGTCAGATGTTTTTTCTCCGAGAGCCACTCTCCGAATTGTGTGCGCGTTCCCTGACTCATTTGATCCTCCGTTGTTTGTGATTCTTCAATAATTGATGGAACCGGTAGTTGAATGTGCGAGTTTCTAACCACGCCCAAAGTAAAATCAGTTGCGTTGTCTTGAGCCGTGTATAAGGAAGTACGTCGTCGATGAATTGTTTTAAGGAAGTAGCCCGATACAGTGAGAATGCACACATTCCCCTCCTGTTTCGCTGAAGCCGGACACCATAACGGCGGCACAACTCAGAGAGCACCGACGCCGTCCCGACTTCGTCTCGAAGTTGAATACAGATCTTCGGCTTGTATGTGTTCGGCACCCGCACGTCTCGATACAGACCGATCGATCCTTCTCCATCTAACAGCCCCGCTACATATTCGTTACTTAGAGCCACGTCGTTCTCCAACTTTCTGAAACTCGGCAACTGAACTGTAGTATACAAAGAAGCCGCAACTATAGCACCATCCGATGCTTTCGACCGCCCTCCATTCATAGCTACTCTTCGCACAAGAAGGGCATGATGTGACTGGCGCATCCATCAGTGCCACTCACTCTGATCTTTCAGAAGATACTCAGGATTGATCGCCCTCAGCATCTTCCGGCCAATCCAACACTTCGTCTCGACCTCCGGCTTAATGACGCAGCCCTCACGCACTTTCTGCTTAGGGTCAAGTATTGAGGCACCTTCAACCCAATCGTTGATAATTTCCGGTTTATACGAACCCTTGTACAGCACCGGCACAAGCGGAAGACCTGTGGCTCGTGCAAAATGATCGACGCCGTGCCAATCAAGATAGAATTGCTCGCCTCTGTCGTTCGTCACCAACACGTCGAAGATTGCCAGCCGGTGCTCCTGAGCATCAAGCCCGTAGCTATAACCGCTCTGAATGCCGGAGCCGTAGATCTCCCCATAGATCACAAAACCCATCGGGATATTATGACGGAGCCCGTAGTTCACGACCGTCTCTTCATAGACGTTCTTCGGATAGAATCCGTTGTTGAATCCTTTGTCGGCAATGTTGACATGATGGGAGCCAAACACAAACTCCCACTTTTGCGCTCTGCCGATGAGCTTTGTAAGCATATACTTAATCCGCTTCCACACCGTATTGAGTTCGATCGGCACCCATCCCGCTCTGAAGTTCGTGCCGTGAATCTTCTCCGTCACCACAACCTTCTCACCCTCTTGGAAAAGGTCAGGGTAGTTCTTCAGGTGACTGATCTTGCCGTACTCAGGGAAGAATGGATGTTTCTTCCTGACCTTCGCCACACCAAGCCGAGGAGGAGTCTGCTCAACCGGTGGCTCGTATTTCGTGACTCCGAGCTTGTCGGTGATGTCGTCACCGATGAATACCTGACCGCAGCGCGACACGATCGATTGATCGGTAGCCGGTACCAACATCCCCTGACTGATCGCGCCTCGGATCTTGATCGTCTTGATCCGGCTCTTCGAGAGCTTGATCTTGCTTTCCGGTGGGAACAATTCAAGCTCCAACTCCTTCGGAAGTACGGAGTCGATCGGCAAATACACAGCCCGATCGCCAGGGGAGAAATTTCCTTTCTGCGTGACGACGTTCCAACCTGCAAAGTGAGCAATGTCCAGTCGGTCAGCGTTCGGATGTTTCTCGACGTGCTCGACTGCAACCACGATCACTCTGTTGTCGATGATCTTTTCCATGACGGCCTCCTTTTGATTGTACGAATAGAGTGAACCTTCATACCTAATGCTGTGAACAATGTACGGTCTGTCTCCCACTGAGACAGAGACGATTCCAACGTCACCAAGACAACCTGATCCTGGGACTCTTTCTTCATACCCCACCCCTCAGAAAATCCTCATGCTGTTTGATGAAATCCGCAATTCGTGTTTCGGATATCGGCGTGTACTCAATGTTCTCGACGCTCACGTTGATAAGTAGCTGCCCTGTCGTCTCGTATGTCGTCACCAACGGTCGATAATTATGTGAGTGACCGTGGATCATGATCTTCGGCTTATCTCGTCCAAATAACGGGAAGTGAAACATATGCGCGTTCCGATTCACTCCCTCGATCAATAACGTCGCTGATTCTTCGATCGTAACGAAGTGTTTCTTGAGCGAGCCCTTCACCTTCTTCTTATCGTAGTCGTGATTACCTAAGATCAAATGCTTACGCCCGTTCAACTGGCTGAGGATCTCATCGGTCTTCATTGGACTGTGGAACGTCACGTCACCGACAACGTACACATGATCGCTAGGATGAATGGTCATATTCCATTGCACCATCATTGCCTGATCCATCTCTTCAGCGGTTTGGAACGGCCTCGAACAGTAGTCAATGATGTTTTTATGGCCGAAATGTAGATCTGAGATAAACCAACGCATTACAATCTTGTCTTTCGTGTGTGGCTGGATGAGTAGTACAAGCTAGGGGATTTCACGTACGTTCCAACGTCTATCCCTAGAAACTCCTACCTCTTCCGGTCCATGCCGGTTGTGTTTTTCTACACCATCACCCAAATCGATATCTGGCTGAGGGGGCAGGGCTCGAACCTGCGCGTCTCCTGATTAACAGTCAGGTGCCGTACCGACTTGGCTACCCCTCAAAATCCGTTGTTATTCAGAACCTCGATCAACTCCATCGTCCACGCCTCAACTTCCTCATGGGGCACATCATCATAGTCGATTGCCACTTTGATGAACCCACTCTTGAACCCTTCGAGCACAAGCAACTTATGGTCTTCATTCTTTCGTGCCATTACCATGATGACCTCCTCAAAAAGGATCGATGTAGTGCATCCGATATCGAATGGCAGAGATGCCCAACCGTCTCAGGTGTTCCTCGTTCAGTCCTTCTACGTAGGCTTCGTAGTGTTCGATCTTCGAGAAGATCTTCCAGGCCAATTCAGCACCATCGACCATCACGAATACAAGTTGATAGACGCGCTTGATCGGCTTCATTTCTTGTCTCCTGCGTGTGGATCGTTCAACATCCTGCCGTCGTACCGGAACCGCTCGAATGGAGCCGACGAGAGGACTCCAACCTCCAACCTACGGTTTACAAAACCGCTGCTCTAGCATTGAGCTACGTCGGCCTCAGACAAATGCGCGACACAGTCACGTACCGATGTTATCCTGTCAGCCATGACCACACCGTTACGGCTCCGACTGTCAACAAAAACCACAACACGATCGACAGAATGATCCCTAAGAAAATACCCTTCGACGCATCTAAGCCCGTGTCTGGACGCATTGCAGCTTCCTCACTTTCCGCATCACTTTGGCAACCAACGCTTCCGCCCGATCTCCGTACCGATGCTTGATTCCCTCGATCATCAGGTTGCCTTCGTCGTCGTACACATTGTACGTGCCGATCGTGTTGTCCTGCATCGCCTTGCAGACAGGGTGCATTCTACGTATTTCGTAGAATGCGATGATCCTGTCATTGATTTGCAACGTGACTCCGAGCATTACGGCCTCGCCACCTGCACACTCTTGCGCTGGTTGTACAGATCCTTCAACCGCGCCTCAAGATTCTCGATCTCCTTCTCAACCTTCCGCCGCTTCTCGTCGTTCTTCCAGCTTGTGAAGAACATCGGCTCTAAGTCGGAGAGATTATTGAGTGATTCGTCCGTCATGTTTCGCGCATCGTACACATACACACCATACTCCGTCACCGCATAGTAGAACCGTACGTCACCATGCAGTGCATTGCCGATGCCGAAACCGAGCCCACTTGCACCGCTGTCATACTGTGCAATGAGGCGGAACAACGTCTGAGCCGCCAAATACTCAGGATCGTACGAGCCACGCTGCTCGATCAGCGGAACGCAAATATCCAGCAACGTCCGCACGACACCGGCCTCTTTGCTGGTCGGATACCCATCACTGTGCTGGTACAGCAACGCAACCGGCCTCGTGATCAGAACAGAATCCTCGTAAAACCCAATTTGTGCTCTGGTGCTCATGTCTCGCTCCTTTTGTGTATTGTGTTTGAACCACGCCAACAGAATCCCGACAGCCTTTGAACTTGTCACGCCACTTCCCCGTTCTCCGCAGCCACTTCGAGCTTCTCGCAAAGCAACCGCGCCATGTCGATCGCTTCCAACTCCTTCTCACACACCCTCTTCCGAGCTTCGATGGTCCCGTTGTTCCACTCCACCTTGCCGGTGAAGTCTCCGACTTGGATACGCGCAACGACCGTATCGTGCTTCGTGTCTCGGATGTGGTACTGCTCAGGTTCGTCGTAATTGTCGTAATTGTCTTCCTTGTACTCAACTACATATCTCATGATAGTACCTCCACGGTAAAATGCACGTCCTCTCCGTCGATCCACACCCACCGCCAATCTCCGGTCTTCTCTGACCACAACAAGAGCCGGTGGGGGAGACTGTGAGGCATGTCCACTCTCCAAAACTCCCCATGCTGCCTGACCCGCTCTCGGCCTTTCTTCGTCTTGCCGGTCAGCCGCACTCTTTTGATTGCCGTATTCATACCTCTATGTACTGCAAACAGGGTGCCAGAAACCCAAAAACGTAAGCCGTTGAATTCCTTTCGTTTCCGGTGATTTCCTTCAGAAAACCCGACCGCTTTTTCTGACAAAAACGCCTCACCACCACACCAAAATGCCTCATGAAATCACCTTCACAATCTTCAGTCGTTTCCGCCTTGGTCTCCTGGGTGTAGACTCAAGGGCTTGGATCTCACGTTGAAGACGCCAGCAAAAGTACAACCACCGCTCATGACCAGAATCTTTGTGCTTGATCTCGTCGAGTTCCTTCTCATCATCAAGCTGATCGTTCCACGCCGTCAACTGCATGCCAACTTCAATAGGTATCCGAAGCGTCCGACACGCATCAGAAACACACTCCCAATCGTACCGCTTCCACTCATCGATCCCTCTTGCCGTCGCCATGATCGACAGGACATCGTCACCGAATGCGTCCTGGTCGAGTACCTGCTTCTTGTATGCTTGAACCGCTGTCAATGCTTCACGGTACAATTCAAGCGTCCTCTTTCGTGGTACACGCCTCCGCATCTTTGGCCCTTCAATTTCATCGTAGTACATGATTAGTCCCTCACTCCATGAAGTTTTTCTGCCACAGTCGGATTCTTTCGGGCAATGGATGCCAGATCTTCGGCTTCGCCTTTCGTGTTACACGCTGTAAACGAAGTCCGTCTCTGTCCTTCAATAACGACGTTCCACACTTGCTCGATTTGATTGACCACAATGTTCAGCCACATGGGACACCCCATTCCTTGATGTTCGATGCCGACAGAAATACGCTGCCGTCCACGACGCCGACACAGTAGGGAAATTCCTTACTGTCGATTGTCCCGATCTTTCCCACCGCAAAATACCCGTAATCGTTTCTTGCGATGACGATCGGTACCTTCTCCCGTTTGTATAACCGGCCAGCACAATCTATCGCCTGATCTCGGTTATGTGCTCGATCGCTGATCGGTGCCATGCACAGTGTTCTCGACCAGTGCATATCTTGAGCGTAGATGTAGACAACATCATTCATGTTTCGGCACCCACCGCGTCTTATCGAGCGCATCCTGTAAGGCTTGCTTGTCACGCTCAAACTTGGCAATCGTTTCATCAAGATACTTTACAAAGAACCTGACGCCCTCTTCACTGTCGTAGAGTGACGCCACATCGAGCTTCCGTAGTTTTCCCTCTTTTGTCTTGACCCACGCCTCTTTGCCGTTCGGAGTCAGTGACGTGACTTCAACCTTCTCGTGTGAAGACTTCTCTGTGCTCCACCCACGGTTGACGATGTACGCCGCCTTATTCACAAAACTCTTTCGACACTTCAGATCGTACTCATCCAACGCTTTGACGATTTCTCGGTAGTCAGAAAACTCTTCGGAGTCACCATTCCACCGAGGATTCTTTTCAAGTGCCTCGCACTTCCAACCAATCGACCCATCACTGTACACACTGCCGGTGATCTCGTACCCGTTGTGCTCACTCCTGACAATCCCGCTCATGGTTTGGTCTCCTTCTTGGTTCGGACTCTGGTGGTTTTGGTCTTGGCTTTCTTCTTAGCCTCTTCTTCACGCCGGAGCTTGGCCTCAGCCGCTTGTGCTTCGCCGTGTGCCTTGGCTTCCTCATAGGTCTCGAACAAATTCTTCTCGTCGTGCAGTGTGCCGGAGCCGACACCAGTCTCCTCACACATGTATTCAGCATCGTGTTTCGTGTTGCTGATCTCGACTCTCACTTCTCCGATCGTCAGGGAATGTACGTACGTATGAAAATCGTACGCATTCGTGTACCCTTTCGACTTCTGGCCCCACATGTCCTGTTCGCAGTAGGGGCATGGCACGTCATACGACTCAAGAGCCGTTGACACCGTCACCATACCGGAACCGTTGCAATGCTCACAGGTCACAGGGACCGAGTGCCACATACACCCACCGGCAAATACTTTCTGTCCCAAATTATATTTTGACGTGATGTTCATGATTGAATCCCTTCTTCGAGCATGTCATGCGCCCACTCCCTCACCCGCTCACGCTCGACCGCCGACAGATTGAATTGATCGTTTGTCTGCTTGATTCGTTTCCCGATCGTCGCCAACACGAATCCCGCTCCATGTCTGCCGTACAACTCAGAGATGACCTCGGCTGCCTTGTCTCGTGCTTCGTGTTCCGCTGGACTCATCACTGCACCATCTTTCTCAGCCAGGGGCCAACGCCGATGACATTCGCCTTGTCAGGACTGTTGACATCGCTCGTCGCAACAATGAACTGTCTGCATACTTCGCGTTCAATCTCTTGCATCTCAATGAAGAACTTCACCGCTTCACCGTTCCGCATACGGCTGAAAGTGTCGCTGTTGAACACAGCCAGTTTCGCGTCATACAGGGCCAGAGCTTCGCGTGTTTTGGTGAAGTCTCTCATAGCCAATTCTCCCTTACGTACTTTTGAATGTCCCGCTCCACGTCGCTGTAGGTCCACGCCGGATCTCCGTACACCGTCCGGCTCACGACGTAGTTCACCCACTCCGCTTGCTTCTCAGGTGTGCTGAACCATTCGTCATAAAAGCCGTCTTTGTTGAAGTGAGCCATATGCCCGAAGCACATCGAGAGCCGCCTGTACAACGGTTTGCAGAATCGCGTCGGCTTGAAGCCGGACTCGACAAACCGCACCAAGCCCATCGCAAACTTCTGTTTGTCCTCAGCCGTGTTCCACTTCGTCGCCGTGTTCCACTTCGTCGCCGTGTACTTCGCCGGAGAGAAAAACCCGTACTGATACTCCATCGATCGTTTTGTCATAAAGACCTCCAAAAGTTTCAAATTTGAAAACCAGACTCACCAACTCAGTGTCCGCCCATCACCCATCGGTACTCGGCTCGATTCTGACGGTGGGCCTCGATCGCCTGTTCCATCAGGGCTCGCCGGTCGGCCTTCGGCATCGCCAGGAAGGTCCGCGCCTTGCGCCGAAGCCCGTTGACCACTGCTCGAATGACGCGCCGGTTCGACGTGCCGACGTGCTGCCTGTTGACGATCTGCCGGATGATTGGGTTGATATTCATAGCAGACCTCCCCGCTTATCTAACAGGTCGGAAATCGCATCGTCCTGTGTGGATCCAAACCCGATGAACCCGCCGCCGTCCGGTGCTCCGTCATACTCCCCATCCACCACTGCTCGAAAGCCGCTCGGCCAATCCTGCTCGACGATCACATCCAACGTCTCGTTATTTGCCGTCACTTTCATCATCTTCATGCCCTCCTATACCGGAATAGATTGCAATGACGGTGCCAAATCATAAGCCCTTGATTTATCACGCAACACGAATTTCGTGTCTCGATTCTCGTGTTTGGTGTGTCGGCATTGCGCCACAGTGCCAGCACGATCGCCTCACACGGTCAATGTTGTATCTGTTTAGATACACTGTTGTAAAAAGGAGACACAAGATTAGAGAATGATGAGAGGAGTTTCGGGTCTCGGATCTCGTGTGGCGGGTGAGCGCAGCCATGACATCACACGACCACCACGACCAAAAAACAAAAAACACCTTACACTGAGAGGGTGTTCAAATCGTGAACATCCACGAGCCATTGGAGACTAAAATGGTCGGATATAGTTTTTACTTTCAAGTGATTGATAATACAAGGGGTAGGTCAGACCTTAGCTTATATATACTACTATGGAAGAAAAGAATCACATCCATGAGTCCACGACATCACATAGTACTCATGGATGTATGGATGTTGTACCATATACTCCACACGCACAGGTGTATATATAAGCTGACCTTGAAAGAGGGGGTGGGGGTCGATCGTCGATCGAAGCCGGTTACTGCCGACCTCTGCCGACCTCTGCCGGAGCCTGAAAAGTTTCAAATTTGAAAAATCGACTCACCATTTTGAGGTTTCAAAAAATCGGACGATTTTCTGGATCTGGTTTTTCCCCTCAAACCTCGGTTTCTAATCTCTGACCGAGGTTTTTGCCCTTTTTTGCCACACCTGCCCCTTTTTGCGGCACCTGGCAGTAGCAGAACGCTACACTGTAGCGAATTGCGCCGTAGCATTCTGCCCCGTAGCATTTTGCCCCACTTTGTTTCTTCCCTCTAGTTTTCTCCCTATGCCTTACTCCCCGATAGCCTCTA